TGTAAAAATCATCTAATAACATGTCGATCAATTCCTCAATTTTATTAATATACATTTCTGATTATCAAATTATATTATAATGTAAGAAAAAATACTACAAATAATTTACTTAAAGAAATATATATATAAAATGTTATAATTACTGATACTTATGAACAATTTATCTATTTTACCTATTGAAAATCTTATTGCAACATTATTAACACAAAAAAATACTATACTATTTGATGATTTAAAACACGAATTAGAAAGAAAAGATGATGACGAAAAACAAATTTATCATATCAGTATGAAAGAAGATGATGCAGCAGCTATATTTTATTATAGCAATGATAATAAAATTCTATCTCAAATAAATGACATTGAAACAAATTGTAGAAGTTACATAATTGATAAAGTATCATTAAAACCACTGGGAACACAATATAATAAAATAATATATAATGATGATGCTCTTGAATATATAAAAGATATTAATTTGGATAATATTGTTATTCAAAAATGTTATGAAGGTACATTATTATTAGTTTATTACCATAATAACAAATGGTATGTATCCACAAGAAGATGTTTAGATGCAAGTAAATCAACATGGATTAGAAATAAATCATATTATGATCTATTTATGGAAGTCATAGATAATAAATTTACATTAGATGATTTAGATAAAGATTTATGTTATCATTTTGTGTTGATTCATCATAAAAATAAAAACATTGTGAATTATTCTTATTTGGGAGATGAATATAAATCAATATTTCATATCATGACCACAAGAAAATATACATTAGAAGAAGTTGAATATTCAATTAAAGATAATGAATATGCGGTGAATTACGAAACTGTTAATAATATTGATGAATTATTGAAAAATCTTAATGATGTAAGCAAAAATGATGAATCAAATAAATTAATAACAACTGAAGGATATGTATTAAGAGTATACGAAGGTGAAAAATTTAAATCAAGATTCAAAATTTTGAAATTACAAACAGAAATTTATCAAAGAATTGCAAAAATGAAACCAAACAATAGCAATATTCACCAATGTTTTTTGGAATTGTACCAAAAAGATAAATTGAATGATTTTACACCATATTTTACAAAATTTAATTATGAAGTGATGAAGAGAATTCATACATCAATGAGAAATATGGCCAAAGAAATATTAAATATTTATCACAATACAAGAAATAAAAAGAATCCAGAAATGTACAGTTTATTAACAGGACAATACAAAAAATTATTGTATTCGCTTCATGGAATATATATTGAAAATAAAAATGATGATACATCAGAAAAAACAGAAAAAATAGAATCATTGGATATTTCATCTGAAAATGAATCAATAAATATATATGATGTGTATAACTATATAAAAAGTTTACCACAAAACGAATTGAAGCAACTATATCAAGATAGAATGAAATTATTAGAGAATCAGAATGTGACCTTTTTAAATAGACATTGTATTCATTCATTGACACAATCTAAATTAATGTTTGATAAGATGAATGATGAAGAATATAATAAAGAATTATTGGATAAATCAAAAACAAAATTTGTAAAAACCAGAAATCCAAGAAATAATAGACCAAATAATTTTAATGATCGATTTGCTCCTTCTGATAGAATTGTCAATAGATCCAATACAAGACCAGTTAGCAGATTTGCACCAAACACATCAAGTAGATTCACACCAAATGCATCAAATACATCAAGTAGATTCACATCAAATACTTCAAGTAGATTTGCGCCAAGTACTTCAAATAGATCATTTAATTAAAAAAAGTATTGTTAACGAATATATTTTAAATTAATACATTCATAATTTATAAATTAATGTTATCATTATCATTCAGATGATAATGTGATATGTTTTTTTCCCAATTTCATCAATTGATTTTTGATATTTTCGTAAACTTTGACTAAATGATCAACAACTTCAAATAATATGTCAATTGGGTGATTTTTATTGGTTTTCAATGTGATGACTATTTGTGAAATCAAATGATCTGGTTTAGATATTGCCGAGAATATTACATCATTGTGTGATTGTAAGAATTCATTTAATATTCCACAAACTGTATAATCATAATTATCTATCTTTAATTTAATATCTTTTGTTTTGTGTTTATCAATTGAATTTTTGAATATATGTTTGAGAAATAATAATTCTTTTTGGATGACAATACAAGATCTGTACAAAATATCATATTCATGCATTTGTCCTTGTGATAATATTGTGAATTTGATTTTATTTTCACTTAACTCATCATAATATGAATTTGCAGCACCAGACCATATATTATTTTTTAAACCAATACCCAATTGAGCTACTGCTCTACATTTGAAGATTTGTTTTGGTTTTAATTGTATGACTAAATGTGGAAAAGCTGCATCAATTTTTTTTACAGAATCGCTATCAATATATATATCTGCATCATTTGTTGTTACATTCATAACTGAAGTAGTATCATTTCTTGCATTGATATAAAATTCAATTAACATTTTATCTTTTGGGTGTTTGGGTCTATTGGTATCTCCAAAATCAATATCTTTCCAATATTTATTTTCAAGATGAATAACTGGAACTGTAATTTCAGGAATTATAATTTGAGAAATTCTGCATCTCATCTCATCATTATCAAATATAGAACTGTTCCCATCTATGTATATAGTATTGGGATCAAATGCATATGTTGGGATATTATTTAGCGCACATCTTCTTAATGAATTTGTCAATGTAGTACTTGCCAATTTACCAGAAAATTGAAGTATTAATTTACTTTCTTGTAATCCCTGAGAAGATTGCTTCTCTAACTCAATTATAGTAATATCTGTGCTCATATATGTTTATAGTAGATATATAATATTAATTATTTAAATTATTTAATATTATTTTCAATTTTTTTGATGAAACTCAGTTAATACAAGTGTTATATTCAGACATTTCTTTTCCATGTTTAAATTCGTTTAAAAAATTTATAAATGATAGTATAGATGAGTAATAACATTAATATCATTTTTTATAGTAAGAAATGCAAAGACTGTTGTAATTTATTAAATATATTACAGAATGAAAACATGATATCATATTTTAGATTATTTTGTGTAGATGACAATATGAATAAAGTACCCATCGAAATAACATACGTGCCAACTATGATTGTATCAACTATTAATAAACCCCTAGTCGGAAAAGAAGCATTTGAATGGGTAACAAAAGCAAAATTCATAAGAGAAAATACACAAAAATCATTAATGAAAATGATGATTGAAAATTCTGGACCATTAGGTTGGGTTGATTCAGAAATGAATGGTATATCAGATTCTTATGCATACAAATCAATTGATAAAGCAATGTCACATTCATTTCAAGGTTTTAAAGATGAAAAATCAAATATCATCTTCACTGCACCAAATGAAGAAGTAATTAAAATAAATAAAAAAGATCAACAAAAATATTTAGAACATATCAAAAATAATAGAATTAATCAAGATCAAGATAACATAAAAGTACAAAAAGAGCAACAATATGACATATTAATGAAAACTGAGCAAGCAAATTTGCATAATAATAATAAACATCATTATTAAGTCGAGATTATATTATTGTAATACTCGCTGGAAATTTCACACAATATTTGCATGTATTGAATAACACAATCTTTATTATCTTTCGATAGTGTTTTCCAAATTTTTTTAAATTCAAAAATTTTACTTGCTGTTGATTTATCACCATTAGCATCATCATCATATGATTTATTCAAAAAGAATTCTTCACGTTCTTTTTCGTTCTCATTGTCAATATTAGTTTTATATGGCAATATTTTAGTCACAAATGTATCTATGAATTTTGTTTTGTTTTCATTTGTCTTCAATGCTGATTTTATATATTGTATATTGTCAGATATCAATGAATTATTACACACTTTTGCTAAATTCATTGCAAAATCCATTAATGTGTCATTGAAATCAATTATTATTTGTTCTGTATTGTTCATAATACTTATTATTATATATTTTTTATATATTATTAAACGTATAAATGTTATTTTATCCACATAAAAAAATAAATATATTATTACAACTTAATTTACAAATTAAGTTGCGATTGTTAGTCCCAATGCAGAATTTAAATTTAAAATCATGAAGAAACCAATTATAACCGTAATTGTTTTTGTTGCCAATGTTGAATCATCTAATTCAAAACCTAAAATGTTAAAACTATCCCATGATTCTGCCAATTTTCTATGTATTGATTGCCATTTCACATAATTAACAATTTCAAAAGATTTAATCATTGTACGTTTGCACATATCTTTTATTTCTCTTATCTCATTTACTAATTCATTATTATTTTCGGTTGGTCTCAAATCTTGAAATGGTGTTTGTTCCAAATATACAGTTATTATTTTATCAGAACTTATTATATCTATTATGTCAGATATATACGATTTAACCTTATTAATAGAATATATATATATAATTTCAGTCACCACAAATATTCCAATGTATATATAATGAAATACTGATATAGTATTTGATTTTTTAATATATATTGTTATAAAATATGTTCCAATCAAACCACATATTGTTGTCGATATGAACAATGCATTTAATTTACTAACCGATTCACTGTGATATTTTTTCTTCTCTGTGTGTTCTTCCATAATATTATCAAATATCACATTTTGTTCTTTGTCCAAAAATTTCTCAATCAATATTTTGAATTTTTTTATTTCAATACTGTGCAATATAAATATTGATGAAAATGTTACAATGTTTGTAAATATCACAAAACATTCATAAAATTTATTTATAAATATTGCAATGCAAAATATCACTTTAGATCCAATTTTTAATTCAAACCATATTTCTTCAAACATCAATAAATTTTTATTTTTCACTAACAGTATCACTGACAAAATTGCTATTACTACACTTAATAGAATTGCAACTATATGTGATCCATATATCCAAGTATAATATTCTGAATTCCTCTTAACACTTTTTGTGTAATGATCCTTGTTGTAATAATATATTCCAAATATAAACTGTAAAACTCCCAATGATGTAAATAAATTAGCAGTAAAATATTGAATATTCTTTTTTTGTGCTGCTTCAACAATTGATAGTATAAATGGCCATAGTAAAATACATAATACTAATATCTTGTATAAAATATTCAATATCTTTTTTAATGCATTGAAATTACACCTTTTTGAATTTACAATAGTACTATTTAATCCATCATTACCAAAAGTAAATATAACTCTCTGGTCATCTCGCTGCAAATCTTTATCAGGATTCATTATTTTGACCATATTCTTCATTCCAGATAATTTCAAAAAAATGTTAAAGTCAGTCATTTATTATTATTATTACAAATTAATGAGCATTTCATACATATAAATTATCAATTTTTTTGTAAAAAAATCAGTAAACAAAATATCAAACAATTTTTTTAAAACACTTAAAATAATCTCACATATATTCATATATGACTAACCATTATGATACATATGTTGTAAATTTGTATAAATTTATTGTTGATTTAGATAGATATTACTCAACAAATGGAACACGCGAATTTCTTGAAAAATATGAACAATTAAATATGAACAAAGTTATTTTGAGATTTATAAGTAATACAAGAGAATTCAAAGAACAAATAAAACAAAAAGATGAAACAATATTTACTGATCAATTCAAACCATTTCCAGGAATTGATTTTTCAGAAATATGGCCTAAATTAACAGATGGACAAAAAAAGAAATCTTGGATATATATCAATATTTTATATCACTTGGCAGAAACAATAATCGAAAATAAAGAAAGAGAACCACAAATACAACAAGATCAGGCAATTACATCATCATTTAATCCATATATTGGAATTGGAGAAGATAATCCAAATTATGGAATTGATGAATTATTTTCTGGACCAAAAGATTTACCAATATCAGAAGAAGATAAAAACAAATCACAACTTGGCATTGGATCACTATTGGGAATGGACAAGATGTTAGATATAAATGGAATAAAACAACAATTGGGTAATATGACACAAGATGACATTAATACAGCAACAGATAATATTCAAAATATAATTGGCACTGATAATGATCCGAACACAAAAAATTTAATAACAAATATATTGACAAATTTAAAGGATGAGATAAAGAATTCTGAAAGTACAGGAAAACCCATGGAAGATATGATGAAAATTGTAAATTCTATTGGCAGCAAAATGCAACCAGAAATTCAAAATTCTAATGTAGATATGGATAAATTATTTAAGGGTGCAAGCAAGATGACTGGTGTAAATATGAATCCAATGGAAGTAATGAAAATGATGAGTACAGGTAAAGGATTACCAACAGAATATAAAGCTATGATGAATATGATGGGAATTTCAATGAATGACTTCAAAGATTTAGACGAAAAAAAAATGGGAAATATAATGTCTAAAATGAGTGATAAAAATAATAAAAATAAAAAAAATAATAAAAAAAAATAAAAAAATAAAATAATATGCGTTAAATGTTTTAAAAATAAACTATTATATACTATTAATTGATAATGTCAACTAATAATATATTTCAAATTCTTAGTGAAAATAAACTTGCTCATTTGTTGAACGAACATGTTCAAGATTTAGTTGTTGTAATGTTTTCACAAAAAGATTGTCCACCATGCAAAAAATTTAAACCAACATTTATTAAATCAGCAAGTATACATAAAACATGTTGGTTTGCATATATAGATTTACAAAATTTCAAATTCGAAACAGATAAATATAAAAAGAAAGTTGAAAGTACGCCAACAACTATATTTTTTTATAATAATCAAGATGTAATCACAATTAAAGGTGCAAATGAAAAATTCGATGAAATAATACTCAATACCATCAAAAGAATACAAGATATTAAAAATATGGAAAAAATCAGACAAGAAGAAGAAAATGCAAATAAAATGTTACATCAAAAAATATATACAATTGGAAAATTGAATGGATTAGCAACAGCAATGGGTGCAAAATTAGATAAACAATATAATGCATCTGATCCATTGGAAGAAATAATAGAAGCATATGATGTTTTATATAAAAAATTAAAAATACCAATAACTTCACCTGAAGAACAAATAAAAGAAATGTCAAATGATCAACCAACAATTACAACAATTGATAATTCAGCTATTGCACAAATTGATACTCAAGAATATTCACAAAAAGATTTTTCCAATAATGAAACTTCAAAAGATGAAAAAATACAACAAATAAAGGCTCTTAAAAAATTAGAATATGAAATTCAAATGCAACGTATCGAACAATTAAAATTACTAAAAAATCATCAAAAAATAACCAAAGATAAAGAAATGTATGAAAAAAATAAACAAAAAAATTAAAAAACAATAAAATATGAATATAAATTATTTTGTTGCTTAAAAATATAAATGAATAATAATTGTAAAAGACCAATATTCAAAAAAGAAGAATTTTGGATAAATGACCCAAATGAACTTTATAGAGACACCAACTATCTCAAATTCTTTCCATTATATAATTCGTCAAGAATAGAACAATTAAATGCAGTGACCAGATTTGCTATTTATTTCTTCTTTTTAATATTAATTTTTAATATGGGCAATAATCTATTATATGTACCAGTTACTATCATTGGTGTTATTGCATTATTATATCTAATTGACAGTTTTGATAATCAAGGACATGTAAAACAACTAAATAAAATTTTAGACATCAGAAAAACACAAAGATCTATTGATGATGCAAGAGTGCATGAACAGTTGACTCATGATGGTTCAGATACGTATAATCTTGCAATTGATCCAGAAGAAAAAGAACAAACAAACTATAAAGTAGAAACTGGATATTATGATGCTGATAATAAATTAATCATCGGTGATAGATATTCTGCATACACTGATAAAGATGATAAAGAAAATCAAATAAATTATTATAGTGTTGATGAATTGGAAAATTATAAAAGAAATACGTGTAGAAGACCATCTGTTGATAATCCATTCATGAATCCGAGTGTTGCAGATTTTAATAATGGTGATGTTCCTGTGGCATGTAATTCGTTTGATGAAGATATAAATGATAATATGATTGTTAACTTTAATGATAATCTATTTAGAGATGTTGATGAAGTGTGGGAAAGAGAAAATTCACAAAGGCAATTCTATACGGTGCCCAATACAGCAGTACCAAATCAACAAACTGAATTTGCAAATTGGTTGTATAAAGTACCAGCAACTTGTAAAGAAAATAATACAAATGGTGAATGTTTAAGATATGATGATTTGAGAAATAGAAGAAGATAAAACAATTATTTGCTTCCCATGACTTTAATAAAAAAATAATTAAAATTTTAACTTTTTTATGCAATATCACAACTGTCTTCATCATCTGAAAATAATCCAGTCATACTCTCAGATTCTTCTTCTTCTTTCTCTTCTCTTGGTAGAATATATTTAATTTCGATAGATTTTTCTTTTAATTTATCTACTACAAGAGTATTATTATAATCAACTGATAATCCAACAAAAGTTAAATTATCACATTCCAATAAAATGTCTATACTCTTAATGAAATATTTTGATAATTCAATCTTTCTTAAATATTTCAAATATTGCAATCCATCCAAATTTCCTTTGTAATGATCTGGTAATTTAATTTCTTCTATTTCAGTATCTTTTTTTAGTTCTTTTAATGGTTCATTGTTAACGTAAAGAATTTTTAAATTTGGACAATATTGCAACCAAGATATAGTATGTGTAGTATGCAAAGAAATAGCAAGAACTTTAAGATATTTCAATTGCACTAAATTTTCCATGTTAGTCATATCTCTCACATATAATGTTTCCAATTCCGGAAAATATTTTACCATATTTCCATCCAAACTTGAATCACCAATATTCAAAAATTTCAAATTTGGTAAAATCTTCATGCACTTATGATTCATCATATGGTTTGACAAATTATCAATGGAAATAGATCTTAAATTCTTGAGTTCAAATAATACGCTTATGTGACATTTGAAATTTTTTTTCAATTCAATAACCTCTAAATCTTTGCAATGTTTCAAAAAATCAATTGATTGATTATATAATTCTCCACATATTACTTTCTTCAATTTTGGAGCAACAATTTCTGTCACCCAATTATATTTTTCACCAAATATCAATTCTTTCAATTCAGAAGTATCTAAATCATTGATAGAACCATTAAAATTTTCTCCAGTGTTCAAATATTGAATTTTAGATTTGTTCAAACATGGCACTTGACTATTAAATTCACGACCAAATTCAACATATTTTACATTTTTAAAGTGATCATGTGATAATTGTTCTAAAATATATGCATCTTTATATTTTGGAATGTTATTTGCAAATCTCAATAAAACAATATTTTTTGTCAAGTCATTTTCGCATAATGTTTGTAAATGTGTGAATTTTTTCACTGTTATTTTTGATGGTTTGAATATTTTGTATTTTGGCAAATATCTTGGATGGTAAATTATTCTGTATTTTCTGTATCTATAAGCACTAAAAATTTCATGAAAATGTTTATTTAATCCCAAAAATAAAAGAACACCAGTAAATAATGAATAAACTGTATTCTTCTTTTTATCATTTTCTTCAATATATTTTTCGATGTAACTAAATACTAACTTGAATGTTTCCAATATCACATCATTTTTAATATTTCTATCAATAGTCATCATTTTAGTATATATAATATCAAAATAAATACGAAGCCTTCAATAACTTGATATTTCAATTTTTTATTAAAAATATATTGCCATCTGTATTTCATTTTTCTTAAAACCTAATTTATCATAAAATAATACATTGTTATCCTTACAATCAAGTATCACTTTATAACAATTATTGTCTTTTCCCATTTTCACTAATTTGTCAATTATCATTTTTCCTAATCCATTCTTCCTATATTTTGAATCAATTACTATGTCTTCAATATGTCCAATACATCCCAAATCATGAGTAAATTTATATTCAAAATATATACTACCAGTACCAATTACTTTATCATCATGTTTGATTACATATACATTGGATGTAATCTTATCAAATTGTTCACAAAAATCAACATAATTAACATCTCCAACAACAGTCAATTGTTTTAATACATCTAAATATCCACAATAATAATCATTTTTCTCTAATTTATATATTTCGAAATTCATTTATTGATTGGTGATAAAATAAATTATGAATTATAAACATGCATCATAAATCAAATAAATTAAGCAACAGCAACTAAATTACCTAATACATCCATATATGTTTCCGGATTCTCTTTTTTGATATCATTTACCATCATTTGGAAATCATTAAATTTGCATTCAGGAATCATTTGTTTGTATAATTCATACATGTCATATAATTTTGATTTACATCTTCCATCAAATTCGAGAACATTATACATACCAATGGAATATTGTTTTATGAAATATGCAAGTTCGTGTGAAGATAATTTATTGAAAATTTGAAATAATTCATTTGGATCAATATCTGTAATGTATATCATATTACACATCATAATTCCCAATATCATGCAATTCCCAGATTCGATGCCCACATCACCAAAATTTTTGTTCAAATAAATTTTATTTTTGTTCCACACAGAAGATTTCACAAAAGTATAATCAATACTTTCAAAATAATTCACAAGTAAATCTTCAATCATACTCGAAATGTCCATAGCCAGTATATTATCAAAATATGTTGGTTTACCATTTGGATCAACCAAATACGCACATTTGGTTTTTTTGTATAATGCCAATAATCCAAAATGTCCAGAATTCTCCGCATCACATGCATACAAAACAGGCAAGAAAATATGATCAGCATCATTTTTTTCTATTATTTTTAATATATGATCATGACTTATTCCATCAAGTATTATTTTATCATTGGTTATATCAAATGATATTGCATATACTTGTTCATTAGGTATATGATTCGTGATAAATTCTGTTTTTTGATTTAATATATTATATGCCAATATTGAATATTGTAAATCATCCAATAAAATTTGATCACATATAAAATTAAATACATAATTAATATCTTTTCCACCCATCATACTAATAAAATGTTTTGCTCTTTCAAAAATTTCACCATTAGATGCCATATTTATTATAGTTGACAATGTATTATTGATATATTCAAAATTGTTATTCATTTGATTCTATATTGATGTGTTTATCAATAGAATTCACATTCCAAACAATTTTCAATTTTTTAATAAAAAAATGAAATTAATTATGATTGCAATCAATACTCATATTATCACATATCAAATATGAGTTTATCAACAAATGAGAAATACGAGTTAATGACAAGAAATCTTCAAGAAGTAATGGGGCAAGAATTGGAAATAAAAGCAATTTTGGATCAAGAAACATTTAAAGTGTATTGGGGCACAGCACCAACTGGTAAAATACATTTGGGTTATTTTGTGCCATTTCTTAAGATTGCTGATTTTCTTGATGCTGGTTGTGAAGTGACTATATTATTAGCAGACATTCATGCATATTTGGATAATATGAAATCTACTCTTGAACAATTAAAATTTAGAACGGAATATTATGAAGTTATGATAAAGACTGTTCTTACATCACTAAATATAGACATCAATAAATTAAAATTTGTGAAAGGTTCTGATTATCAATTATCATCAAATTATACAATGGATGTTTACAAAATAAATTCATTGACAACTTTATCAAATGCAAAACATGCTGGTGCAGAAGTTGTAAAACAATCTGGCAATCCATCAATGACTGGTTTATTATATCCATCATTGCAATCTTTAGATGAACACTATTTAAATGTTCATGGTGAAATTGGTGGAATAGATCAAAGAAAGATATTTGGATATGCTAGACAATATATGCCAAAAATAGGATATAAAAAATCTGTATATTTCATGAATGAAATGGTGCCTGGTTTAAGATATGAAAAACAACAAGAAATCATTCAAAAAAATTATGATGAAGAATTCAGAAACAAATTGGAAGAATTATTAAAAACAAATACTAATAATTTAAAATTAAAAGTCGAAGAATTATTGAATACAAATGATACTTCAGACTTTGACAATAAAATGAGTTCATCAAATGAAAATTCTAAAATTGATTTCTTAGATAATCCACAAATAATAAAATCAAAAATTAAAAGAGTTTATTGTCTTCCTGGAGATGCAAATGATAATTCTCTAATGGTAATTCTAGAAAAAATATTATTACCATTACTAAAAAGAAAAAATATGAAATTTATTATTCCAAGACATGAAAAATATGGTGGAGCAATTGAATATGATAATATTAATATAATAAAAGAAGATTTCCAAAATTCGAATTTACATCCTGGTGATTTTAAAAATGGTATAATGAATTCATTGAATGATATATTAAAACCAATACAAGATATCTTCAATGATAACACTTTAAAGACTCTTGTTAGTAATGCATATGATCTTAAGAAACAAAAGAACAATAAAAACACTAAAAATTAATTCAATGTCAATACTTGTGGATTATATTTTGTGTGATGATTGAATCCATTTGTCATAAAATCAACACCATATATTGTTTTTTTGTGAGCAAAATTTGTATTTCCATATAATATGTTAATATCTTGCTTTTCTTCTATTATTTTATAAAAATCATCTTTAATAAATTTATTGATTTCTCCATTGATTTCTTTTTCAAATTGTTTAAATTCAGGAATATTTTTATTTTTATCAAGTTCTTTTTTTATTGATTTCCACTTATGTTCATATTTTGACAAAACTTCTTTATCAATTATTATTGAATTTGGTTCGAAATGTGATAATATTAATATTTTTTGATTTGCACTGAGATTTAATAATGCATTTGTCATATAATTATAATCTTCTTCACATCTACTTTTTAATTCATGATTTTCCGGGTACATCATAGATCCAATAATATAATAATCGCGAAACATATATTCTTGATTTACCAATGAATATACATTTGTTCTATGTTTGATACTTTCATCAAGTTCATATCTTATTACATTAATATCATTTTTAAATTCGATGATATGTTCATTTAAATCACATTCATACATTCCTGGCACAACAAAGACATTTTCAAAATTATGTGAACAATAATCAATAAAATTTTTGTATTTGGGATGATCCAATTTTCCAATATTCCCCAATAATACAATACTTTGACCAGAAACTGGCATTTCATATTTTTCTGTTGATTTATCCAAAAATAAATTTGAAACATATTGAATAGAATGTGAGTTATTAATATTGAATGACATTTTTTTAAATAGATCTATTTGTGGTGTTTTTAATTTTAATACTAGATTCATCTTTGCTACATTTAAATTATATTGAGTCAAGCAAATATTTAAAATTTCAATTTTTTCATAAAAAAATAATGTTTATTTGTGTAATGTGAATTAACATCAATAATAATACATTTTATATTTCTTTAATACATCACCTTCTAAATCCAACACAAAATCCATATTTGTTATGTTATAAAATCCTTCTTTTTCATTTGGTTGTTCATATTTTGATTTATACATATTATATGCAATATCTGGAACACGTTTGGCATCTGAAATGTAACTTCTAAAACAATTATTATGTTTTGCTACATCAATTAGTGTATTAAATATGATACATTTACATTTAACATTATATTTTTGTGCAATATCAATATATGTTTTTCTTGTTTTTGAAGTTGAGTTGGTATTATCAATAACAACACTATTTCCTTCTTTTAATTCTTTCTCACATGCTTTCAAACATTTTGCTTGAGTTTTGAGGGTATCTTGATTTACATATTTATAATTATGAGGAACTATTTTGTTTGTTGAATAATAAGATTTACCTGAACCTGGAAATCCAACCATAATTATTAGTTCTTGCGCATTTGGAACAAAATCTGGATATTTGTTAATTTTGATTTCATTAAAATTTATTGGATATTTTATTGGAATTTTTGGTTTTTCATTGTACACAAATTCATCTCTGTGAATAAATCGAATTCCAAGATTTAATGCAAATTTAAAATCAGTATCACTAAAATCTTTATTTATTATATTTCCATTTATTTTTCTTTTTGGTAATCCAGCAGCATCACCGCAAAAAAAACTATTACTCATATCACATGTAATATATTTATCCCATAGCATTGGACATGGTTTTCTCCATTTATCTTTGTTAATGCTCACCAATATCATAAATGGTATATTTAATTTTTTGGCAACTTGTTCTACTTTGTTCATCCATTCATCTTTATTTGTTTTACCATTTCCAATGCCATTTTGATTTGTGACAATAATAATAGTATGATCTTTACTCAAATTTTTAATTTTTTCAGGTATCGAATCATCAAAGAATATCCAATTATTCGAAAATCTTACATCTTTATCTTTAATTAATGTATCATCCATATCAAATGCAGCTATACGTACTTTTTCGTTTAATATTACTTTTCCAAAGGTTCCTGTAATATGATCATTTAATATATTCCAATTCATATGAGATCTTTTATTATAAAATATAATTATTCATTATGATTTAATATCAATTTTTTTCAAAAATCAGTCAATAAATATCAGACAATTTTTTTCAAAAATCAGTCAATAAATATCAGACAATTTTTTTCAAAAATCAGTCAATAAATATCAGACAATTTTTTTCAAAAATCAGTCAATAAATATCAGACAATTTTTTATGTGTCCAAATTTGCACATTATTAAGTATAATATATTATATGAATCAATCTTTCGGCAATTCGATGTCCAGATTAAACATGGAAAGATCAAATATATTTAATAATGATACACAAAGAATGAACTATAAAAATATCGGAGAAATAACAGGAGAATTAATAAAACCAGACGATATAGATAAAGGAATGCCAATGAGACCAGAATTTAAAAATAGAAAAAGTAATGGTAATTCGCATTTAGATTTTGATTTATATAATGAAGATAAATTTGTGGAACCAAACATTTCATATTTTGATCCTAGTCAGATGAATGGTATGAACAAAGTTGCTTATTCTGGTCTTGATATGGGCAATTCAAACAAGGATAAAAATTATGAAAGTCAATTTTCGGCAACAATTAATTATTTTGATTGGACTTTTTTTAACATGTTTGGAAACAATACGAATAGTAATTCTTATATCATATCACCGTACAATATTTTTGGTACATTTGGTATGTTGTATAAAGGATCCAAAGAATACACAGAGGAATATTTGCACGATTTCTTTCATTTCACAACAAAAGATAATGTAATAGAAACTTTACATAAGATTGAATCAAAAAGTAAAGATAAAAATATTAATTCAATGAACATTATGATTGTTCCTGGTAATATTCCAACAAATAAAGCATTCATTAATTTTGCAAGAGATATTACATTAATATGTAATCTTGATATCGAAAATAATGTTCAAATAAATAAATTAAATGAACACATACATAAATCCACAAATATAAAAAACTTTGTGGATATCTCTAAAATAAATTATTACCACAGTATAATCCTAATCAACATCATGCAAATAAATATTAAATGGAGATATAATTTTAATACAAAATATACAAGAGAACAACAATTCAATAACAATAGAAAAGTTATGATGATGTCAATGTACGATAAAGAGTTTATGCATTATGAAGATGACAAAAATAGTATCGTTGAACTTGATTTTTCATCAGAAACCAATAATAATTACACAATGGGCATAATCTTGCCAAAAACTGGTAAAATTAATAATGGTGAGATTACAGATGAATTAATTGCATATTATATATCACAAATGCAAATGAAACGAGTTGGATTATTGCAATTACCAAAATTTGAGCAAAATTCAAAGTTTAAAATTGATAATTTATTCAGAAAAACTAACTTGAAGCAACTATTTGTTGAAAATGATGTAAATTTTTCAGAAATTATCCCAGCAAATAATATGTATTATATTTCAGATATTATACATTATACTTCAATAAATGTGAATGAAAATGGTGATGAAAATAGAGATAACTATTTCCAAAATAATTATACTGGTTCTATTAATTTTATTGCTGATAAACCATTTGTTTATTATATAAGATTTAAACCATTCAATACAATCATTACAATTGGTATTTATTCATAATTTGTAAAAATCAAACATTACCTTAAAAATTGTAGTTTTATTTCCTATTATTAAATATATATTTTTCAATATATCTTTTTTTGAATTATTCTCAAAGTGTCTCCCATTCAATAAAAAATGAAAATTCTCTTTGACATGATTATTTCTAAAAATATGATTGGTATGTTCATTTTTAATAATACCTCTACAATAATATTCCAAATATTCTGGTTCATATGCTTTATCAGTAATATCATATTCATGAACAATCATTTTAAAACCCAATGATGATATCCATGGACTGAATGATTCAATATGTTCAATGGTGATGTCATTGATATCTATTTTATCTAAACCACCTGTCAATAAATCCATACCTTCAAATAATATTTGAATAAGAATTTCAAAATTGTATATCAAATTTGCTTCTTCTATTGATGATAATATTTGATATGTACATGGGTTTTTAGGTTCGCATTTAAATATCGCACTGGCAATATCGTGTGGTGAGTGATCTTGTAATAAATTTGGATCTATTTCGCATATATTATTTTCCATTAATATATAATAAAAATAAATGTTTAAATATTGGATTATCTTTGAATTATCTTTAGATAATGCAATGTTTTATTTGATAATTTAAAATATGTGTAATTATCATATAAATGTCAAAAAAAATAAATCCTGAATATAATAAAAATATAGATTATCAATTCAGTTTTTCCAATGAGGTATATCCATCAAAATTTGAATTGGTCAATAAAATAAAAAATATGTCTTGCGATGGAAATATCATGTTAGAGCCAAGATTACAAGAATATATGAGAAAAAAGAAAATATATAAACAAAATGGGGTAAATACTGTGATAACTTTGGAACAAGAATATCAAATTACTGATAGAGATAAGAAAATTATACGTGAATTTATTAGAGGTAGACGCGATATTTATACAAACAAAAAATTTGATAAATTTAATAAAAGTACAAACACTAAAAAACAATTTCCATCAAAAGAATTTCGTGATATAATAAATGAAAATCAACCTCAAATGCCAATTACAAATAAACCTATAAATAGAGGTATGTTTTTTCCTGATGATGATGAAGAATATTATATTCATGATATGAAGCCAATAGATATTATTAAAGATTCAAGAGATTTTGTGAAGAAAGATACTGATAATATAGTTTTAGATAATACAAAAACAGTTAGTACTTTATCAATGTTTGATGAAATGGAAAATATTCCAATACCTAAAAATAAATGTAGTAATTCAAATATGTCTGGAAACAATGTTGGATGGAATCCAAATGAATCAAGATTTAGACCAAGAAATGATCCTCAAATTGATCAAGGAATAGCAGATAGAAATAAATTTGCTTCTCAATATAGAGTTGATCCAGATCCAAGAAATAAAAATATCATTAGTAATTTGATGACCAAAAATGCGGAGTTAATGGATAGTGAGTATTCAATGAATAATACAACAACACAATTATGGAGTGATTACAATGGTCAATACAATTTTCCAAATAATCATCATAATCTATTAAATAATAATATAAATCAAGTTTTGGATGGAAATGAACGATATGGAGAAATAAATATGTCATCATATAGCACTACGAGTAATATTGATCCAAATAATAAAAAGTTTATTCCACATATGGCATGCAAATCCAAAAAAGAATTAAATACATCTGCGTATAAAACAATGCCATACATTGGTAATGATGCAAATAAAATGAATGCTGAAATTGAAACACAATTAATCAGAGGAATGCCATCTTCATTTAATAAAGCAAAATCATATGGATATAGAGATATTTCTGAACACAGTTTTGATTATATAGATCCAAGTTTCCAAAGTGCTGATAATGCTGTATTACCATTCCCAATGGGTGGTATGGGAACAAGACAATTTGACAAGGAAGTGGCAAAGAAGAGTAGAGAAAGATATACTTGATAATAAATAATTTTAATGGAAATAATTTTTTATAAACTAGTGAATTATTGGAAATAATAAATATATATAAATTGAAATTAAAATATAAAAAATATATTTTGTAAGTGTATAATATATTAAAATGAATATTGGAGGTTCTAATAGAGGAAAATATGATAATTGTACATATCAAAAATATTTGTATGAATCAACATCACCATTGTCATACAATTTATACCAAGGTAAATTCGAAAATTGCAATAAATGTCTTTATGATAGATTTTGGACACCATATCAATTGGTTGATATTGAAACAGAACTAAGAAATCAAACCAGACCATTGTCAAAATGTGATCAATTTCAATATTCCCCAGAATGCAAAAAGTCAGGATTATGCTTATCAACTTTTGATAAATCAGTTCCTGTTGTCTTAGCACCAGAAGTTTGCCCAATAATATATAACAATATACCAAGACAAGTTAATCCAGGATATCATTTACCAAATGGAAACTTTTGCAGTAACTAGATATCTAATTTATAAAAAATTGTCCAATATATTGTTGACAATTATATTATATACAAAGAGGTATTTTTTTGTATATAACAGATTTCACATGAAAAATTGTCCAATACTCATTGACAGATTTTTATGCAAAAAAATTGAAATTTATATATAATGATGACTTAAGAGATATTAAAGATACACATAAAATGAGCAGTTTTACCAAAGCAAAGAGATTACAAAAAGAATTAAGAGATCTTAAGAATAATCCTCCAGTTGGAGTTAGTGTTGGTTTAAAGAATGATGATCTCAATACATGGGAAGCAATAATAGTTGGCCCAACAAATACACCATATGCAGATGAATTATTAAATTTAGAAATTACTTTTCCAAATGATTATCCATTTAAACCACCAAAAATCAAATTCATAACAAAAATGTGGCATCCAAACATTAATCCTTCAGCAGGTAATATTTGTTTGGATATTTTACAAAGTAATTGGAGTCCGGCTCTCACAATCGACAAAGTACTTTTATCAATTAGTTCTTTGTTGGCAGCACCAAATCCAGATGATCCATTAAATACAGAAGCCGCAAATCAATTCAAAAAAGATATTGTAACTTACAATACAAAAGCAAAAAATTGTTTGGGTAAATCAAAAAACACATAAAAAATTACGTTTGATTAATACACGGAGTTTCGAAGAAACTCTAAATATTACACACAAAACCAAAAAAGTTTATTTATAATATAAATGTTCTTAATTTATTTCTAAACTATAAATATAATATTTATATGTTAAATCAAGGAGTAAATATAGGTTATAGTGATAAATTAATTTATAATAGATGTGCTTACGATGATTATCTTAGTGAAAGTGTCGGACCAATGCTATACAAATTAAACCCAAATCAAGTCAACAATTGTAATTCATGTTTGTCTGTTTTTGGGCCAAGATCCGATATCGCTGGAAACTCATACGGAGTTTCCACTACTGTTGGACATGTTACAATGCCATCACAAAGATTAGTTGATGTTGAATCAATTTTGTCAAACAGAAATGTTCTTGCATCAAAATGTAAAGATGGTAAAGTAAATGATATTGATGTCACAAAATTTCAATTACAAAATGCAAAAATTTGCAATGATTTCTTAGATCCTGTTTCATCTCATTTGACAAATCCACCAGCAAATTATAGAGGTATGTCAGTAAATAGATTTTTTGATTTGCCTAAAAATCCACAAGCAAATATTTTTTATGACTTTGCCATTAACACTAATTTAGAAGCAATTGATAATTATCGTGAAAGAGTTCCAAAATTAATTAAATTTGATCCTGCTCTTCCAAATACTTTCTCAAAATATACCACAAATGGAACAGTTTGTCCTAAATAAATTAATAATCTTTTTTACTTATAAATAAATTATAAATAAAAAATTAATGCATACTAGTCGATACAATGAATATGAATGATAATATCGGTATATATATCAAAGCTAATTTAGTAATTTCTGTTGTAATTGTTTTATCACTGATACTATTATCATTAGATTTTGGTGAAAAAATCCAATGATAATAGTATCAGTGATAAAACAATTACAACAGAAATTACTAAATTAGCTTTATCACTGATACTATTATCATTGGATTTTGGTGAACTGGAAGAATAATTATTATCTTTATTATAATCATCTTCAACATTAGATTTTGGTAAACTAGAAGAATAATTATTATCTTTATGATAATTATTTGTAATCGAATTTGATCTTGTAAAATTACCATTTGACCAAATACCTTCCTTTGGCAAATGGTTTGCCCAAGTAAGTATACCTTGTCCATGTTTTTCATCATTCATCCATTCTCCAACATACTTGGCATTTTCCCATGTGTATGTACCTCGTCCATGTCTCATATCATTCATAAATTTACCACAATAAACACCATTATGACTGCCATCTTTACAATAGTATGAATATATTCCATGACCATGTGGAACATCATTTTCCCATTCACCATCATATGTATTTTTATTATTCCAAATATATTTACCTCTTCCATGTTTCTTTTCATTTTTCATTTCTCCTTCATAATATCCATCTTCATCATAAATACCTATGTTACTTACATCACTTATTTGATTAGTATCAATTACAAATTTTTCATTTGAATCATTTAATTCGATTTCACATATATCAGGTCTAATAAATGCACCAGAAACACCAAATTTAAAAGAATCCAAATTAATATTATCAGGAATTTTTTGAACTTTTTTTATTTTACTCTTCAGTAAACCATTCAAGTCCTGTATTACATTATTATTTTCAGACTTGATTGTAATTGTTTTATTACCAACAGTGGTGATTTTGAATGATTTGTTGGAATAAAATCTTTTATGTTTTAATACTTTTGGAATTTGTTTCATCATTTATATTTATATTGATATCCATCGAGTCATCAAAATATTACTTTTTCAATTTTTTTGTAAGTTATTAAAAAAGTTGAAATTTATACATAATGTGAATCTAGTCATAAATAATGCAATATAATAATGAATTCTCTAATATCTTTTATGTCAACTTCCTTGAGCGGAATAAATATGTACTCTGAATTATTCAATAACCAAGATTTCTTTGAATTAATTGAATTTAACAGTAATAAATCTTTTGATGAATTATCAACACATTTTTTAAAAAATTTACTTTTTAAATACACTGATACTTTTGCATCTGAAATCATTGGCCAAAAAAACATTGAAAGTATTTTTCAAAAAGAAAACTTAACTGATTCACAAAAAATAGAATCATATGTTAAAACAACAATTAAATATTATTACAATAAATATTTCAAAGAAAGAGTACAACTTGATAATGAAATGATAGAAGTCATTTTAATACATGCAATGACAATAATAAATAAAACAAATAATAATATTCAATCTGGAAGTGATTTGTATTCAATATTTATCACTAATCTTGCTGAAACAATAAATGATAAAAATAAATCAAATATTGATAAAATATTCAGTGAAGATAATAAACAATCTTTACTCAACCATTTTATCAATTTAATAAAGTTTATAAATGATATAAATTCATACAATCCTGTTTTCAATAATACAGACAATCAAAATTCTCAAGATGATAATGAGTTTGATGATACTGAAGATACTAAAGATGATAAAGATGATAAAGATGATAAAAATAATAAAGATGATAAAGATGATAAAGATGATAAAGATGATAAAAATGAGTTTAAAGAAAATAAAAAAAGAAGAAATTTTAAAGTTGACAATATTTCCAAAAAGAAAATGAGAAATATATAGTCAATATAAAATGTTTGTTTATATTATAATGGAACTCGGAACTAGTTTAGGCCTTGTTGGAAAATATATTTCTGATAGAGAACCAGTGCAAGAAAATAGATTGCACTTAAATAGAATAAAAAGAGGGTCATCTAACGGTGATTCTATTTATCAATCAACAAATGTTCAAAATGATAGAAGATATATTAAAAAGTTAACAAGTGAAAACTACGTTAAATCACAAGATACTGCGAAAACTGGTATTGTACCAAATTATTTTAATGCTTTTGAGGAAATTAAAAAGTCTGGAAAAATAAGGCAATTTGACGAAATAAATGATAAAGAAGGATTCAGTGGTAATAATGACAACGATTCTGTATTTTCTGATGATAAATCAAATGGTTCATTTAAATCAAGTGGTTCAGACAATGATGATCATATGGCATTTTTTAATAAAGGTAATATGATAAGAGATAACAAAGTACATGAAAAAAAATTCAAAACAACAAAAGCAAATACAAATGGTGAACCATCATATTTCTCACAATTTAGTGAAATGAAATTTGATAATCCTGGAGAGCCGGTTTCAATGAACAATACACATCATAAAAGTGGTAAATATGCAGATGCGTCAAGATTAGAGACAGAAAGAGATTTAGCATTAAAAGGTAATTATTCTTCATTTGAGGACAAAGATATGACATATGGTGTTGTTGATCAAAAAAATTTTGTTCATAATAATATGGTGCCTTTTATAAAAGGTAAAACAAATACTGGATATGGACCAGATTCTATTTATGAACAAAAAGTGGGTGATGTGTATCAAAGAAAACTTGATACATTTACCGGAAGTATCAATAATCCAGAATATAAAAAAAAAACTGAAAGAAAACCATTATTTAATCCACAAATAGGTTTAACATGGTTATATGGTATGCCTAACTTTACTGATTATTATGAAACCAGATTTACACCAGGAAGAGAAAGAAGAAATGAATATTTGCAACAACCAGTAAGAATAACACCCGGATTAAATATTGCAGCAAATCAAGTGTCTAAACAAGGATTTCATGATTTGTTTAGACCACTTGAAAAAACAGTTGATGAATTGAGAACTGCTGATCAACCAAAAGTATCGTATACTGCACCTGTTATTCCTGGCAAAAAAAGTGAACGCAGAGGAATAATTCCTAATGTTGCTAAAAGAAGACCTACAACATTCAAAGAAAATGATCCTCGTGATATGTTGAAGAGTTTAGGAGTTTGGAGAGCTCAAACTGTATATGGTAATGTAGATGCACCAACAACAAATAGACAATTGACAACTAGAGCTCATTATGGTGCTGCAAGTTTTAATCCAACAATACCAAAACCAGATAGTTTAATGGAAAAATTCAAATTTGCAAATAGAGAAAATTTCTTAAATGATGCACCAAGAAATATCACAGGAGTTGATCAAAGCAAAAATACATCATACACTGAAGGAAATTATTATGTTGAACCAACTGCAAGACAAGTTTATGGTAAAAATAATTATGTTAATCCTGCTTATGGTGAACAAAAAAAAGAAGTCGCATTTGATTATCAAACTAATATTCAAGATCCAACTTTAAGAAATATCACAGAAAATAATACTTATCAAGGTAATATGGGAACCAATCAATTAAATAAAACATATGTATATGATTATAATACAAATGTACCAGACACAACAATCAGAAATACAACACAAAATAATACTTATCAAGGTAATATGGGAACCAATCAATTAAATAAAACTTATGTTTATGATCACAATACTAATATTCCAGATCCAACAATTAGAGATGTCACACAAAATAATACTTACCAAGGACCAGCAAATCCATCATATAAACAAACTTATGCATATGATCATCAAACTAATATACCAGACCCAACAATTAGAGATGTAACCCAAAATAACACATATCAAGGACCAATGAATCCATCATATAAACAATCTTACGCATATGATCATCAAACTAATATACCAGATCCAACTATCAGAGATGTAACACAAAATAATACATATCAAGGACCAATGAATCCATCATACAAACAATCTTATGCATATGATCATAATACAAATATTCCTGATCCAACTATCAGAGATGTAACACAAAATAATACTTATCAGGGACCAATGAACCCATCATATAAACAATCTTATGCGTACGATCATAATACAAATATTCCTGATCCAACCATCAGAGATGTAACACAAAATAATACTTACCAAGGACCAATGCAAACAGAATGGAAACAATCATATGCATTTGATCATCAATCTAACATTCAAGATCCAACAATTAGAGATGTAACTCAAAATAATACTTACCAAGGTCCAATGCAAACTGAATTCAAAAAACCATATGTATTTGATTATCATTCTAACATACAAGATCCAACAATCAGAGATGTAACTCAAAATAATACTTACCAAGGTCCAATGAATACTGAATTCAAAAAACCTTATGTATTTGATTATCAATCTAACATACAAGATCCAACAATTAGAGATGTAACACAAAATAATACTTACCAAGGACCAGCAAATACAGGTTATAAACAAACTTATGCATTTGATTATCAATCCAATATACAAGATCCAACCATTAGAGATGTAACACAAAATAATACTTATCAAGGGCCAGCAAACACTGGTTATAAACAAACTTATGCATTTGATTATCAATCAAATATTCAGGATCCGACTATTAGAGATGTTACACAAAACAATACTTACCAAGGGCCAGCAAATACTGGTTATAAACAAACTTATGCATTTGATTATCAATCTAATGTCCAAGATCCAACCATTAGAGACATTACACAAAATAACACTTATCAAGGTCCAGCAAATACAGGTTATAAACAAACTTATGCATTTGATTATCAATCTAACATACAAGATCCAACTATTAGAGATATTACACAAAATAATACTTATCAAGGTCCAGCGAATACTGATGTTAAGAAAACTTATGCATGGGATTATCAATCAAATATTCCTGATCCAACAATCAGAGATCTCACCCAAAATAAAAATTACAATGGTCCAATCGCTAGACACGAAGGATTCGTTGGAGGATATAATGCTGCACAATCTGGAACAGTTGCAAAACCAACAATGAGATTATTGACACAAAATAAAACATACCAAGGACCATTAATATTACATGAAGGACAAAAAACAAGATCACGTGGTGATGTAGATAATTCATTAGTTAGTATTGGAAAAGAAGTTGCCGCAATAATTCGTGATGGAGGTGCACCAACAACATCTAATTATGAAAAGACACCAACATATGAACATACAATGGTACAATTGTGTGAACCTATACAAATTAATAGAGAATTATACGGTTATAGAAATGGACAAAATCCACTCACTTGTGTTCCTGTTATGCACACTCGTGGTCCAAGTACATTACCTGAGGAAAGTTGGAGATTTGATACATGTGTATATGATGTATTAAAAACAAATCCATTCATAAATAATACTCAACATAAATATGTAGAATACTGTGCTAAATAAATAATTTTAAAATTTAATATAAACAAATTATTGTAATGCCATTATTTCTTTTGCTTTTGCAAGAATGTCTATTTCACTATGTTTTGAAATTTTATTAAAATTTTCAAATAATTCTTTTGTTATGAACTCATAAGCATTTACTATATGTTCCCTATTTTTTGCTCCTGTTATAATTATTGCTCCACTTTCAAACACAAATATTGATATTATTTCACCACCACAATTAAATTTAATATTTACACATGCATGCACACATGGCTCATATATACATTCAATACCTTTCAATAATAATACTTGATGTAATGCTGGTCGATCTATTTTAAATCCAATGTTAAAATTACTATTTATCATTCTTATGCATATATCTTTAATATCTTCAATTGATGATTTTGAAACATCAGATACAAAATGTACAGGTTTAATTGTTCTCATATCTTTTTTATTAATTATACCTTTGACTTTTTTGAATTCTTTGCATAATTTTATCATTGAACTTATGCAATCATCAATACTTTTACATCCAGTCATTTGTATTGATCCATTTCTAAATAATTTTACATTGATCGGTTTTAATTTTTCAGTTTTTACCTCAATTGTCACTTGATTATAAAAAGTATTTCTTTTTTTCTTTCTTTTTTTAACTTTTTGTTTTTTATTGCTTAATGATCTTATGCTTCCTTCACCACTTCCATATTTAATTGTAATAATATTATCAGGAGACAAATCCATATATTTTCCAATATTATCAACCAATATTTCTGTTTCAAAAGCACAAGTTATTGTTATTGTTGATATTCTCAGATCATCTGGCAATGCCTTCAAATTCATAAAAGATTTAAATTGAGGTAAATTATAAATTGCATTTGTTTCAGCACTTCTAATTGTTTCCATTTATATAAATGATTTATCTATATATCTAACAATTGTCTTTAAATATTTAAAATTCAATTTTTTTGATGTATAATAATTTTCTATAACATAATATAATGAGTAAAAATGAAGATATCTTTTTTAAAATTAATGAAATGGATAGTGCGTTAAGCGATACAGAAATATATGATAACACAAATGTTCAAGCAAATGATAATAATTTATTTTCAAATTATAATAATATTGATACATTTGATATAAATGATATGTTATTCAGCATGCACAGAACATTATTAGATTCAGAATATTTACCAAATGAAAGTTATGATACTATGTCAATCAATGAATCAACTTTGAAAATTCCAAAAAATGATAATGATAGTTATTCTGCTATATCTCAATCACATGAAAATATGGATTCTATTTTTAAACGTACATGAATATAAAGATATAATATTATATATTATTTATAATGATTATATGTGCATGGGATGTTGGAATTAAAACATTAGCTTATTGTTTAATTCAAAAAATTGATGAAGCTCCATATTTTAAAATTTTAAAATGGAATTTAATTAATATTAGTGATACAGTAAAAGCATTTTGTTCATGTGAAACAAAAGCAAAAACAATTTGTGGAAAATCTGCATGTTTGTATAGAATTGACAATGATGTCCACACCAATTATTGTAAAACACATTCTAAACAATATATTCCTTTGAAAAATGGATGGGAAAATGAATTTATGAAAACACTCGAAAAATCACAATATAAAGAGTTTGTATGTAGACATATAACCAAAGAAGTAGAGTGTGCCAAATTTGCTAGATTTTGTTCTGAAGATAAACATTATTGTTTGTATCACTCAAAAATGATAGTCAAAAATAAAAAAAAAGAATCCGAGTTAATTAAAATAAAAAAAATTAATGTTAATACAATTGGTCCAGATATATTGGGAAAAATAATGTGTAGAGAATTAGATGCGGTACCACAATTATATGAGGCTGATAAAGTATTGATAGAAAATCAACCATCTCTAATAAATCCTGTGATGAAAACAATAAGTTGCTTTTTATTTCAAAGTTTCCTAATAAGAGGTGTGGTTGATAAAAAAAAAGATATGGAAATTAAATTTATTGCACCATCAGGTAAATTAAATATAAATGATGATACAACAACTAAAATATTAAATTCAATAAATCTTAAAGATGATATTTATAAATTAATTGAAGACTTGTTGACAAAATTATATAACAGAGATGCAAAAACTATTGAAAATATAAAAAAAACATTAAAAGATAGTAAAAGAAAGGGTAAAGAACAAGATTATAATTTATTTGTTGACGCAATTGCAAAAATAAATGATATAAAAATATTGGTAAATAAAGATATATGCAATTTATTAATTAAATATATATTGAATAAAAAAACAATAAATAATATGCCAAATGAAATTACAATCCCAAAAGATGACTTGTATTCTATATTTAAAATTCTGGAAAAAAAAGTAATTTATAATATTACCAAAAGTTTAGCAATTAAATATACAGAATTATTAATAACTCCTGATTGGCTTAATCATCTAAATAAACATGATAAAAAAGATGATTTATGTGATGCTTTTTTGCATGGCTATTATCATATGTTTAAAGTATAACTTATTTTTATTTATTATTAAATTAAAATAAATCAAATTACTCTTTTTGTCTGAGCATATCCAATGTATCAATAACATTAGCTTTTGATCCTGGCAATGGTTTTTTTCTTTTTAATATCAATGCACTATCATTTTTTTGAAATTTATTATTCTTTTGATTGTCAGATGTTCTTTCTTCGATGAATGGAATAATTGGTGTCATTGGTGGAATTACTAATCTATATTCTTTTTTGATCAAATTAAAATTTTTTCTATATTCCATGATGGAAAGATGTCCTCCATATTTTATTAAAATTTCTTTTGGTGGAGCTATATAAATATCATCATATGTTTGAGTCATTTCATTACATAATGATTTTATTAAACTATTCTTTTCCCACACTTTATAATCATTTACACTTGAATTTAAATTATAAGCAGCTGCACAATTAAAACTACAAAAACATCCATATACATGATAACAATTATTTATTACTTTTTCTGGAATAAAACATGGAAGTGTTTCAAATTGTTCAGTGCACCACCAACATACAATATCTGTTCTTTCTACTATTATTGTTTCACCATTATGAACATTCACAAGATTAACATTCATCTTTGTTATCTTTGTTTGATACATGTATTCATTATTTTCTTTCTCCAACATCTTATATTGATTCAACTCTTTATCCATTGTTTTAATATATTCATCTTTCTCTTTTATTATTTCCATCAATTTATTAATTTCCTCATTACTCTCATTTGTACTATCATCATCAAAATTATGATCATCTATCGTAAATATATTTTCGTGATTTGAACTTTCATTACTTTTATTTAAATGTTTGTTTAGATTTTCCATTATATCCACCGATCCATATCTCTTAATATCATCTAAAGATAATTGCATGTGAAGTATTATTTCTCTCTCGTTATCCTTGACTTCTTTATTTACTATTTGTTGATCTTTTGGTTTTCTTCCACGCTTTTTAGGTTCATACATGTTATTATTTGAATCAAGTATCTTTTTTGGACGACCACGTTTTTTTTTAATAACATTTGTTTCATTATTAACAGAAATGATATTCAATAAATTATTAACGACATCATTTAAAATTACATTATCATTGTTTGATATTATTTCCATAATATATGTTATCTTGATGTATTCTCATATCTTTATGTATTACTCAAAATTTCTCTTATATTTTTTATATAAAAAGAATATATACCAAGCAATGAATAATTTATTTGTTAAATACCTTTAGATTATAAATATATTTAATAATTTAAAATGCAATACTCTTAATTTATTCTTATGTCTTATTATAGAAATGGAAACAAATTTTTCAAAACAAGATATAACTAATCTAACAAATCTCTTGAATGAATATAATATCGACGATGTAAAGGATATTTTAATAAATATGATCAGTGTTCCTGACTATGAACCACCAGTATCAAATCAAGATCAACTTGACACATTAAATAAAATCATACTCATTTTTGGTGATAATATTGTTAATGTCATTGATATCATTGATAATTACATAAAAAAACGTATTCTTAAATATACTATGAAAGCAAAAGAACATATTGTGAAGCATGGCACAGAATTATACCATAAATTATCTCCAAAAATTCAACGACATGTTAAACATTTTACAAATAAATTAAAAGGACATTCACATACATTTAAACAAGTTGCAGATAAATTAAAAGGACATTCACATACATTTAAACAAATTGCAGATAAAATAAATAAACATAAATTTAAAGGAGGAAATACCGACATAGAACAAAATACTAAAAATGAAAATGCAGCAAATGATGTTATTGATGCACTTAATGATATGAAAAAAGATCATAATCAGGAAAATGGTAAAAAAAAACTTAAAATCATATTTAAAAGATTAAAATCTGATGATGATAAAAATCAAGTTGCGCAGATTGTTGAAGAAAAACTTGGCAATAAAATTACAAATGATGAAACTGATAAAAAAATTAATGAGCAAGAAATACAAGATATAGAAGAAATTGTAAATGAAAAAAATAAAGAAGAAATTCAAGATGTCAATAAAGAAGAAATTCAAGATGCCAATGAAGAAGAAATTCAAGATGCTAACAAAGAAGAAAATCAGGAAATTCAAGATGCCAATAAAGAAGAAAATCAGGAAATTCAAGATGCTAATAAAGAAGAAAATCAGGAAATTCAAGATGTGAATAAAGAAGAAATTCAAGATGTTGATAAAGAAGAAAATCAAGAAGATAAAGAAGAAAATCAAGAAGATAAAGATGAAAAATTAAAAAAGATTATCAAAGATCAAGTTAATGAAATAGTTGGTCACAAAGATGAAGATAGTGATTTTCCAATAATTGATAAATTGAGCGAGGATTCGGAAACGAAACACGACAGATTTACAAATATAATATATTTTACAAATAAAAACATATTACCTGATGGAACAAAAAATGATAATACTAATACAAACACTAATAAAACAATAACTGTAAGTAAAGGGTATAAACATATGTTTGATAATAAAAAACAAATTCCAGATGAAGCAAATATATCATTGCATTATTAATTTGCCAAACCAGTATTTATTTTAATTGATGCATGACTAGGTGTAGTTTTTTTCTTTCTACCTCTTTTGGATGCTGTGCCAGTATTTGATCCTTTTGATGCATCATCATTATCAACAATACTGCCTTTGAGTTTTCTTGTTTTTTTTGTTGGTGTCTTTATAATTGCATCAATATTTTCATTAACATCAACACTTGAATCGCCGTCGTGAGATGGTGCTTCATGTGCAAATCTATTTTTCTGATCCAATATTTGTTGTTGTCTTGCTAACTCATATTTAAAATCGGTTGGTTCTTTATATGTTGCAGCACCATATTTATTTTGCATATTAAAAGATGGTAACTTCATACGTTGTTGGTTTGATTCGCTATTTGTTCCATACATTGAACGAGAATCTGATCTTGCCATATTTAGTTCCTTTTGCAATTGTTGAATCTGTATTTCTTTTTCTAATAATTGTTTTTGTTGTTGTGCTTGTTTGCCATATTCAATATTATTCATAGCTCTTTCTTTTTCTTCTTTCAACATTTCCAAATTAGATATTTGTTGTCTCACCTCATCGTGTTGTTTATTTGCATATTCATTTACTGCATCATTTTGTTTCAATTGATCTTTTTTGTATGCATCATTTAAAACTTGTTCTTGTAATTTCCTTGCAAGATCAGGATTATTCTGCAAAACAACTTTTAAATCTGGCATTGAACTCACCATACTATGAGCAAGATGAAATGATATTGCACTTCCCATCACCATAAATATCAATTTAATTTCTGGAGGAATGGATTTACCACCTTTAAAATACTTTTCATATAATTCTCCATAAACATCTACATATTTATCTTGATCAGATTTTACAGTATCACTCCATCCATTTAATTTAAAACCAAATGGATCAAATTTTTCATTACCCATTTCAATTCCATAACAAATATTCACCATACAACCACTCAACCAATCAACAGTATTTCTCTTTTCTCTGATACCCTTATGAAGTTCATATTCATACTTCATTGTTTTGTAGTTTGATTCCATACTGTAATTTCTTGTTAATTTTATTCCATGTTCTTTGAGTTCTCCCAATTTTTTTAACATCTCTAGTTTTGCAAGTTGTTCTTCTTCATATGTTTTGAATTCTCCTTGTGGTTGCATATTATTATTATTGTTATTGTTATTACTGTTATTGTTATTATTGTTATTATTATCATTACTATAATTATTTGTATATGATGATGTAGATCTATCATCATTTGTGTAATTATCAATATTATCTTCTTCTTTTTTTTTATTGATAATTGGATTAAAATTATTGCCCACCAATTTAGGTTGATTATTTGAATTATTATTATTATTATTATTATTATTATTATTATTATTATTATTATTATTATATTGATTATATGACTTTTCAAAATATATTCTATCCATTTCTGGTTTTAATTTATCTTCATTTGCAAGTCTTGGAACTTCCATGTCTGTTTCTGTTGGTTTCAAAGTATTTAATTTCGGTAATATATCTTCCATTGCTGCAACTCCCCCACCAATTGATTCATCATCATCATCATTATTAGCAAATCTATCCATTGGAATTCCATGGGCAAGTCTAGACTCACTGTTTCCACCATTATAGTTATTCATATTATACTTTGAAATAGAAAGTTATTCTTATATAATTACGCAAGTGATCAACTCAAAAATCCTAAATCAGCCACAATAAAATTAATTTGTAAAAATCAAATTAACCATTGCACGATTTATTTAAAAATAAATGATCTAAAATTACAAGAATATAATATCAAAAACATTTTATATTATATAAATATACATAATGCATTGCAATATAAATGATAAAATGTACTGTGATATAAATAAGGCTTTTGACCTTAAATATCAAGACAATAATCATAAACATCAAGATAATTATCAAGATACTCGTCAAGATAATATACAATATAATGATCTCAACAAAAATAATCATATAAACATTGAACAAATGAGAAAAAAGATTATTCAAGATCCAAATTTTAAACAAACATTTTTTAATGCTCAAGGAGATATGCAATTTCAAGATAATATGCAACATCATGATAACAATGGAACTATGTACGGGACATCAATGTCAGACCTTAAAAAACCTGAAGAATCACTATCATTTTTAGATGAAACTTATGGAGAAGAACATGAAATTTTGAATGATACCGAAAAACACCATTCAAAAAAAAGTCATAATTATTGCATCAAAAAATTTTTAGATTATGTAATATTTGATGATAATAATACATTATATTCTAATATGTCATCTGGATCAGATGGTTCAATAAATCCAGAAATTTTTGATCATATTAAAAAATGTAAATATTGTAGATTCCAAATTAAACTAAAAATCAATAAAATGGCAAAATCAACAGATAATGATACAAAAATAATAGCTAAAGAATTTATTCCCAGAAATTGCAAAAATATATCTTGCCAACCAGAAAATGTCCCAAAAACAGAACACTTCAATATCGCAAAAAATTATGATATAAAAGAAATTATTTCTATTATTATCATTGGTATATTTATAATATTCATCTTGGATATGTTTGTCAAAATTGGCAAAAAATCAAATAATCTTTAAGATCTCGAATTCTCTCTGTTCTCAGCAATATTCTTCCACGATATCAATATTGATGTCTCTGATGTTATATATACATCTATATACATTTCTTCTAATTTTTTTTTAATGTATTTTAAACATATACTTGCATTGTATTCTGATATTCTGTATATTTTTGATGGTATATTAAAAACAATATCATTTGCATTTATTCTATTTGCAAATGTAATTTTATCTAAACATTGTGAAAATAATTTTTTATATTCACTATTTGCTTCCATTTTTTTATCTTTATTTTTATTCATTAATGTCTCAACATCAAATTTATTTTTATTTCGTGATCTATCAATTTTCTTTGGATTATATAATGTTTCAATATCTAATGGAGTATTTTTATCATTTGGGGCATTGTAATCAAACAAATCATTAATATTTAAATTATACATCAATATAATGTTTATAATATCTAAAAAGATTTAATTATTATTTATATTAACAATGTTACATCAATCAATCCCAAAATTAACACATAATTATATCGAAAACCAAATTAAAGATGAAATACAAATTCTATTAAATATAAAACCCAAATTCAATAAACATATCCTTGTGTTAAGTGGTGGTGGTATGAAAGGTATTGCTCATATTGGCGCATTAAAAAAATTAGAAGAACTTGGACATTTAAATAAATTTAAAGTATTTGCGGGAACATCTATAGGAGCATTAATCTCGGCAATGTATATAATTGGATATTCACCATCAGAAATGCTCAATAAAGTATCTGATTTTAAAATAGAACAACTTAAATCTGTTCCAAAAACACACTTTAACAATACAAATCAAAAAATGTTTGGTATTGATGATAATAATAAAATTTCCATTTTTATCAAAGATCTTATCATAAACAAAAATTTCACTGGTAATGTTACATTATATGAGTTATACAAAAAAACTAACAAAAAATTAATAATTACAACAGTGTGTCTTAATGATAATAATCCTTCAGTACATTATCTATCATATGATAGTCATCCAAATTTATCTGTTGTTGATGCCATTACTATGTCTATATGCATACCATATTTATTTACTCCAATAAAACATACAATATTGTATGATAAAGTGATAAATAATAAATCATCATTCACAATTAAATTCGATCAGATAGATGAATATTATAGTGATGGTGGATTATATGATAATTATCCAATAAAATTTTTTGAAAATGATATTGAACATGTACTTGGAATATATCTTGTCAATAATAACAACACCGGATTATTATGTCAGTCATCAAATAAATCACTTGGAGAAGATCATAAATTTATTTTTAAACAAGGTCTAAATTTAATTGGAACATTCATAGAAAAATTAATGGGTGGTATGGATTTTAATGCAATTAAAGGTTATGAGAAATATACTTTGTGTATTAATTTAAATAATATCAATAGTATCAATTTTGATATTGATGCTACAAAAAAAAAAGAAATATTTGATTCTGGATATAATTCATGCCATGATTATTTTAAATAATTTAATTGTGTTTTCTCTTCTCCATTAATGCCTGAAACTTTTTGGTTAAATCTTGATTATCACTATTCCAATCTAACATATTATTTAAACCAACATGATTTGATATTCCATATCCACCCATTGTAGGATCTTCAGTAAAATCAGTGAAAGTTGAACTCGTATATTTTTCAGTTTCAATCTCTCTTTCTGCTAATCTATCACTTAATAATTGTTTATAATTATCATCCAATTTACTATGATTCTTTGTGTAATTTCCACCTTCCAATTTATCAACATCACTTTTTGTTAATTTTACGCTTGGTTTATTGACATTATTAATGTTACTGAATAAATTTGTTTCATGATCATCATTAACATATAGATCTTCATAATTATCAATTGAACTATATCCAAATGATGCATCTGTAACATTCCATGGATCAGGTGCCCCTTTATGTTCCATCAATTCTGATGAACCCTTATGCATCATTTCAAATGCTCTATTAAATTTATCCATATCTACATTTGCATTTTCAAATAACATATGTGGAGTATTTTCAATATATTCTAACTCACGGGCATCTTTGATATCATTAAATCTTTTGTTTGCATCAGATAAATCTATTTTATCTTGTTTTGTATTATCAAAACCATGTTTCGTGTTCAAAGACATCGAATTTATATTAAAATCTTTTGTTGATTCCTCTTTTGATTTAGTAGTAACACTTGTTTCTTGTGCTTTGTAAAAAAAATCAGAATTTGATTTCAATTTAAAATGATCCGAATTTGTTTGTTTGGATAATTTAAATATTTCATCATAATCTGCTCTTGTTTTGTCATTTTTCAATATATTATATGCACCCACAATAAGATCAAATAATTCTGCATTACCATTTGGTTGATCCGGATGAAATTCTTTAACTAATTTTCTGTAAGAATGTTTAATTTCCTTTTTTGTACATTTTTGATCTAAATTCAATATATCATATAAATTAACAGAAGTCATTATATAAAACATACTAATATTTTTTTAAATAAATTTGAACGAATAAGTTTATTATATATTATATTTTAAATAAAAAACATATATATTCCAAATGAAATTATTATAATTAATAAAAAAACAACTATATCACATATATAACATTCTTTTATTAATCATTATATAAATATTTTAAATAAATTTATTATATCCATATTATAACTAATGGAAGAACGTTACATTGCTACTATGGTTTTACATGGTTTAGGTGATACAATAGGATTTAATAACTCAAAATGGGAATTCATGAATACTAATTCATTGCAAGATAACACTACTGAAAAATTTTATGAATTTATCGATTATGGCGGAATAAATTGCGTTCCTCAAAAAGGTTGGCTTATTTCTGATGATACCATCATGCATGTTGCAGTGGCTAAAGCTCTGCTAAAACCATATGATACATTGGAACAATTGTATAATCATATTGTTGATGAATTTATTGTTGCATTTAATTTTTTCACTAAAAATGGCGAATTTGAAAAAAGACAAATAGGTAAAACTTTACTTGAATCTCTAAGACAAATAGCTAAAGGTAGAAAATGGAATGGGATGGAATATGATTATTATGCTGGTGGTTCTGGTGCATCAATGAGAAGTTTATGCATTGGTTTGGCTTATCATGGAATTAATAATAGAGAACAATTAATACAAGTTGGTATTGAATCCAGCAGAATTACACATAATTCTACAGTCGGATTTTTGGGTGGTCTAGTTTCAGCATTATTCACTGCGTATGCAATTGAAAATATATCTTTGGATAAATGGCCATTCCTGTTGTTAGAATTGTTTAGATCCAATGTTATAGATGATTATATAAAAAGTACTGATAGAGATTATGATAGATATTCCAAAGATGTACACATATTCATTGATAAATGGACAACTTATATAAATGGTAATTTTGATGATGACGGAAATCATATAAAAAGAAGATCAACAAAGAATTTAGTTATTAGAACTCAATATTATTATAATACATTTAGATTTGGTGATATACCAGAACAAGAATTTCCTGGAAGTGGTGGTGATGATTCTGTTATAATTGCATATGATTGTTTGTTGGATTCAACTGGAAATTGGGAAAAATTAGTTGTTTATAGTATGTTACATGGTGGAGACACCGATACTACTGGTTGTATTGCTGCAGGATGGTATGGAGCTATTCATGGATTAAAAGGTGTTCCAACTAGCAGGATAGATATAATAGAAAATAAGGATGAATTATATGATTTGGGTAAAAAATTATATAAAAAATTCAATAATAAAAATTAAACACCAATTTCTTCTTTAACGAAATCAATTATTTTTTCCATTTTTCTTTCTTTGTCAAATGTTATTTCGGTTCCATTCTTTGGATAAAGAACAACTGTTGGAAATCCTTCAATACCTTTTTGTGTGCATAAATTTTCATTTCCAGATTCACATGCAATAGTTGTAACTTTTAAATTTTTTAAATTATTTTTTGCATATTCTTCAAATTTTTGCCATTCAGGTAAAAATTGTCTTGAATATCCACACCACGATGTATAATATAATACAATTTCATTACCAGTATTTGATTTAGGAGTTTCTTCAAACTGTTCCGGTATAGCACTTTTATTATTGTGACTATTTTTATACCATATAAATAGTATAACAAAGATTAAACCTATAAACAAGATATGATACCATCTAAAATGTTGAAATATTTGGGAATTCATTTATAATATAATGTGACAAGAAAATAATTAATATAAATAATTTAATTATTTTTGAATTAATATGAAAATTATTATAATTTTTTTTCTATAAATAATTATATAAATGGCTAAAGTTAGTATTGACAAGAATGATGATAGAAAGTGGGCATTTACTACAAATCCTAATGATATCAGAGCAAATTTATTTACACGTGCACAAGAAAAGTCTTATGGAAAACAATTAACAAAAGACGAATTAATTTTTCAAATTATGTGTGCTGACAATTATGAAGAAGCTTCAAAAAGAGGAGAACAATATAATGATGTTCACCACGAATTCACTGATTTCATTATTGAATCTGCTTATTTCCATAGATTGTTGGATGAACCAAATAAACAAATCACTATGGTTAATTCAACAGTAACCAATGTTCCAGCAAATCCACAATTTATTGCGAATGCAAATGTACCACAAGCACAAAATGCACAAGTAATTCCGCAATATTTTAAAACTGCTGCACAACCAGTACAAGTAATGGATGCAGGCGCAAGAGCAACTGTAGCAAACAGTGCAATTGTTGCAACCGTTTACGAACATGTTTATGCAAATTGGAATAATTTATCAACTGAATCACAAAAATTCTATAATGAATACTTTATGTTGATGGTTGAAGATAATGGTTCATGGAGTTATGTAAGAGATCCCGCATCTTTTTCAGGTGCTGATGCAAGAAGAATTAGAATTAATTTGAAAAAATCATTCGATGGAATACATACAAATTTTGCAGCAATGTTGCCAGATTTTCCAACAGCATTATTGAAAAATGTGTTCTATACCGATGCATCTGGTAATGTAACATCTTTCGGAGGTGCTGATGCAAACTTTTTCAGAAATTTATATGATTGTATTTATAAAGGTACTGTTTGTGCTGGAGTTTCTTTGCCAGTTGATTATGCAACAGCATCAAGAAATAAACCAACTTATTTCAGCATTAAAGTTGATGATTTAATCAGAAAACGTATGTTTGCTGCAAGTGCTAAAAATATTGGTGCTGTTAATTTCCCTGGTACTGATGAATTCGTTGACATGTTAGATGCTAACATTTGGAAACAAGATGCTTCTGGAAATTTCTACAAGGAAATTGACGGAAAGAAAATTTTGTTTGGAATGGATAGTCCTGATACAAAAATGATATTGAAAGCAAATCATAATTGTTATTCATCCCTTTATAAAGGAGCACAAGGAACACAAGACGAATGTAGAGATTATATGTATAACTGTTTGTTGAATTCTGATGAAAATGCATTGGAAAAATGTATTACTCGTCTTAAAATGGAAAACTTCGATAAAGTTACTAAAGATGAAATCAATGGTATCCATCCTGTAATTGCTTTGCGCACATTGCAAAAATTAGGATTCCGCAAATATAAAGCTGATGATTTGACATGTGGAATGAAATTATTTAAAATTGAATGTGTTAATAGTTGGTTAGAAAATATGAAGACAAGTAATTTGAATACCACTGTTGTTCAAAATATTGTCACTGGTAATGTAATGCTCATTAAATATTTAAATTTACTTGCACAATTTGTCAATGCAAATCCAGGAATTTTAAATAAAGATTATAATGGACCTACTGATGAAAAAACTGGTAGATTCGTTCAATCAAACCGCGCAACACAACTCGGTATTAAATCACGCATGGAAGTTCCAAAAAATAATTTACATAAATATGAAATGGCTAATTTTAGATTTAAAGCAACCATTGCTGATCAATTATTGCAAATGACAAAAAATAATAATAAAACCACCGCAACATTTATGCCACAATTTGGAGGACATGGAGGAGTACTTTCACATAATTTCAAATTAAATTTCAATGCTAAAACTGAAGAATTTGGAAAATTCAAAGGTGCTCTCTTGAACAAAGAAATCTTTGATGAAATGATTGATAATCTTGAAAGAAAAGGAAAAACTTTAAATAAAGCTGATAAAGACGAAATCTATACTCAACTCAAGAAACATCACGCTATTGAAGAATCATTAGGTAAAATTCTTAGCACTATGAGAGAATATGATTCTTTAATTTCAGCATTTAGAGATTATACTGCAGAAACAATTAGTTTCACAACTCTCAATAAACTTGAAGAAAGATATCAAAAATTATTATCTGCATATAACAATAATGAAAATTACTTCGTTAAAGTTCTTTCACTTATGGATGTTGATGATAAAGATTACCAACCAATTGCTTAAATTTATAAATTTTTTAAATAATTCAAAAAATATTTCAATTTTTTGAATAACCAATCAACGTTTAATATCCATCGAAAATACCAATCCACTTATTCCATTGGCAACACGCAATATATTATAAACCACACAATACACTCTTAACGCAGCTGTATATGTAAATGATATTAATGGATTCACATTTATCTTCAATGTTATATTGTCAAGTCTACTTAAATTTGCAACTCCCGATGGTTGATGATTCTCTGGAAATAATGAAAAAGAATATACATTTACTCCTTCTGGTACACCATTAGTATGATGTTGATATGGTTGAGCCCAACTAAAATATGATGAATCTCGATATGATAATCTTTCTTGACCATTAAAATATATTGTCTCATTTAATATAAGATTTGTTCCAATTAATTCACCACTCGTGTTCCTTATTAAACTATTTGTATAATTAAATAAATCATTCACTCTCGTCTCCTGAGCAACTGATAATTGAGTAACCCATACAAGTTCTTTGCATGGTTGAGTATACCCTAAATTAAATGATTGATTTATACCATTTATCGTTTGTTGTCCAGTAAATAATACTTGTTCTATTAAATATTCCAGTTTTGATTGCGAAAATCTCACTCTTTCTTCATCATCTAAATATATATATTCAACCAATAAATATGCATCTTGTAATGATATATTATTAAAATTTATACTAGTATTTGAATATGGTGTTTCAACCGCATTTATTTGTGGCATCGCATTAAATTTACTCGTTAAACCTGTTATAAAATATTGCTGATTTGCCAGTAAATCAGTTGGTGGATATAATATATTATGTTGCTGTAATTCTGTTAATGTCCCTGTCACAGTTTGAGTAAAACTTAAAAATCCATTGTCAGATAATCTCCATATGTATAAATCTCTATTTGATATATCAAAATAAATGAAACGAGCCAAAGATATAACACCATTCACATTTTGCTGAATATATTCATAATCATCAAAATTAACAAAATCATTGTCAATTGGTATCACATGAGTTGGTGTCACAACATAACATTGATCAAAATTATTTAATTCAACATTTATTCTTATGCTACTGTATTGCAAACTAACTATTGGTAATGCTAATCCAGTAATCCTATTAAACCAAAATTTTAATGGTATGTATAATTCATATGAACTTTTCCCATTGCTAAAATCTGTTAATTCTTTCACATCACCTAATATCTTATCAATGTTGTTATATGTTGTCACTGTTAAATCATTCCATATATTCATCCAATCACCATATTGCTTGTCTATTAATTCATCACCTATTTCTATTTCTATACTGTTAATAATTCCATAACCTATTCTTCTTACCCATGCAAATTTAGATATTTGATCTACATCTCCAAATTCATCAAAAAATTGAGGTATTGCTGGTAATACTACAACTAAATAAATATTTCTTATTAAATCACCATCTCTAGATAATACTGTAGTTACTCTTTTTCCAAAATCTGCATTATCGGCAAATGTTTGAGTTATCATTTCCGTTGAAAAATTAGTATGTCTCCTATATACAACCTTAAAAAATGTTATTTGAGGATTTGTTGTTAAAAATATATCTTGATTTCCATATGCTACTAGTTGAATAACTCCTCCCGACATTATATATTATATCACCCGAAAAATACTAACATATTTTAGCCGCTAATTATTCTTAAAATATCATACCATTAATTAAATTATAATTACACAAAATTATAATTTATAAAATACTAATTATTTGTAAAATGCTAACCCAGCTTGTCCACTAATAATTCTCAAAACATTATATGTTGGAGCATATATAGCAAATCGAAGTTGCAAATTATTATTTTTTATATTATTTATCACATCATCCGTTAATTGTACTATTATTGCTGAATCATCCAATCTTGAAAAATTTGCTGATCCAGATGGTTGATATACTTCCGGAGATAAAGAAAATGAATAATTATTTATTCCATCACTTGGAGTTGATGTATGTCTTTCCCATGGATAAATATAATTGTAAAATTTAACATCCTTAAATATTTCTCTATCTCTTCCACTAAATTGAATCTTGGCGTTCTGCATTGCATTCCCAATACCTGTCATAAAATTAACACTGTAATTATTATATTTAATTGCTCCATTTTCTTGAGAACCATCCACAAAACTAGTATCCTGTAATATCCATATTAATTCCTTAATTGGATTATCAAAATATAACTTTCTTTCAATTAATCCACTCACAAAAACATTATTCACCAAATCAGTTATCCCATTCGCTAAAGTAGCACTCGTTATTACATAATCATTTGACACTTGCAATGTCTCCATCAAATATTCCATCTTGGATTGAGCAATTCTTAATCTTTCCTCTTGTTCTACAAAGATATATTCACACATTAATTCACAATCTAATCTTGGTGTTCCATTATATGTAACATAATTACTACCAGTGTATGATACATCCGTGAAACTCTCCATTCTAATCACTACTTCTATATCACTATGCAACAATGAAACTATAGGTAAGGCCATCCCAATATGTTTGCAAAACCAAAATTGTAATGGAATCATCATTTGATAATTTGGTTTCATATTTGCATTATATGTTGTTAAAACTTTAATATCTCCTATTAAATTCTTATATCCTCTTTCTTTTTCTCTTCTTTTTGTCAATTCATGCCATAATTCTAACCATTCCCCATATTGTTTGTCCACAAGTTCATCACCAATATATACCGACATTTCATCTATCAAATAATGCCCTAATCTCTCTATCCATGCAAAATCAGCAGGTGTAACACCATTCAATGAATTTGTTAATATTGTTATTAAATTTATTCCATCTGGACCTAATTTTTCCAATTGATTAGTAATTGTTGCCAAAGTTGTTGTGTAATAGTTCACTATATTATTATACATCTGATTTACTGAATTTCCTTGTAATGTATCAATAACACTAAATTCACTATTTGCTATTATAATATTTTCCATATATTGATACAAATCCGATGCATTTGCAAATCCATTGTAATTATTCACTATGTTATTAATATCATTGAAAAAATAAGTTTCTGGATTTGCAAATATAGCACCAAATAATGTTTCCCAATTTGTAGCTTCTGTACTTATATTTGGTGGAGTTGGTATATATAATCCAGAAAATGTCACCAACCATAATACATTTCTATTTGTGATACCACTTACATAATATACAGTAAATGTTTGTTCTGCCACATTTAAATATTGACTTGTTATTAATTCAGTTGAACTTACAACAATATTAATTGTGGCTTGAGCACCATTTGCATATAATATAACACCGTTTACCATAATACTTGTAAAATTAGTGCCAACTCCAGTAACAGTTATTCCAGCTTGCGATCCAGTGCCAGAATATTTTGGGGAAGTTGAATAATTTATTGTAAAATTAACACCTCCCATATCTGTGAAAGGAAAATTTAGATCAAAATCAAGTTGATCTGGAGTGACATACTGAATTACTGTATAAAGTATACTTTCAAATAACCACGTACCACCAATCATTTGTGCATTGAAACTACCGGGAAATTGTTCCAATGTATGTTGACCATTAAAAATTGTACCATCAGTACCAGAATAACTAAATGATGTGTCATATGGATCTGGTCCATAAGTTAAAAATACATTTAAAAAATCATTATATATTGCATCAAATATATCCGATACATTACCCACAGTATTGTTCAATTGATTTCCATAATAATATATAACATAATTTGCTTGATCAGTGAACGGAGGAGTAGGATTTACCAGTAATACTCCACCTGCTAAAATAAATCCAATAATAATGTAACTACTACCATTAAATTCTATTATACCACCAATCATTGTGCTGTTAAATGATGCTGAACCATCAGGAAATACTTGATTATTACCATTTGGAACATATATTTGTCCAGATGAATATGTTGTGAGAATAATTTGATTTTCCTCATAAATGTTCTCTAGTGTTTGATTTATCAATGCATTTGATATAAGTACCACTGGATCATTTGGTTGTAAATAATCCTGATGATAATAAATGGTTGGATTTGCTTGAATAATATTAACAAAATAATTAATTATAGTATCATAATCAGCAAAATAATATTGACTTGTATTTATTGGTATATTTATCATACTTAATAATCCCAAATTTGCATCATATATCTCCAATTGTGTCAAAAATATACTCTGTTGATCTTGCAAATAAATTCCAATATTCCCAGGCGATTGGCCTGGCAATTGCGATATTGGTGTATCAAACCAATAATTTATTGTTCCACTTGAAAAATATGTATCAGATATATATGTCAAATATTCAGTCATTTCGGCACCAATGGAATTTGTAAAATATGATGGACTTAATACACCATTATCATATAAATTATTATAATTCGCAATAACACCATTCAAAATATTAAACCAAATTGATGATGGTATATCACAAAGTGCTGTGGCTAATCCATTATTTATTGATAAATTTAATATTTGACCATTTATTGTAACATTTGTAACTTGATTATAATTTTGAGTAATATATACATTGGATGCAGGAATATTAATTGTAGGTGTAACAAATAATCCTAAAATTTGCAATACCGCACTTTTCTCATTTACTGGAATATATGGATTTCCCAATGGATCATTTCCAACTAATGTTGTAAAATTCATAGCATTGATTTGATCATAATAATATGTATAAACATAACTTGGTGGTGATAATTTAGTTCCATGTGGATACGATACACCTGTATATGATGTAATTGTATTTGCAAGCATAATTATTGCTGACTGTAATAAATTGCCACCAATTGGAGTTGTCGGAGGTGTTGGATTCAACACTAAATAATTTGATAATTCCACCATTGTCACTAGTACATCCTTATATGGTCCAGAACTTAATGTTGATCCTGCCAATATCCCATTTAATGTTGTCATTATAGCATGTTGTGTTGTTGCTAATAAATTCAATATAGTATTACAAAAAACAGAATTTGTTGCTGATATTATTCCTCTGTTATTTAAATATATCACTATTGCATTTGGAATATCTAAATTCATAAACAATGGAATATATGATAAATCTAATATACCTATCAATGCACTTGAATTTGGCAAATTTAATTCATTATAATATGCTTGAGTATTCAATATTCCTGGATATAAAGGATTTAATATACCAATCACAGTTTGATTTGGATCCAATACAGGAATAATTGGACTTGCTGGGAGAACTGCATTTTGTAATCCATAATCACTGGGTGCTCCCATATTAAATCTCAACCATAAATTATAATTATTTAAATAATTCGTATAAATACTATTATTGAATGTGTTTGTGTCATTTCCATGAAAAGTAGAAACTTGTTGTGTTACATAATTTATGTATTGCACAGTAACATCTGATGGTTGAACTGGTGTACTTGGATCTAATGGATCACCTGGATATGGAGGAACAATAAATATTGATGTAAAATTATCACTCAATAATGGATCATTTGTGTTAACTTGTGATAAATTAACAAAATTACCACTTGGAGTAATCGAAGTACCATTATTTAAAAATTTTTTATAAAAAATAAAACTAAAAGTTCCAACAAGAGATTCGTATACATTATTTAATTGTATAGGATTCTGCAATAAACCATATCTTATGTTATTAAGTAATAATGTAATCACCAATTGCACATCACGACTTGTATTGATCACTGATGGATTCGCCAGTAATGTGGCAGTAAATATATCATATGAATCAAGTCCAGCATATACATATTGTCCACCTGATATAACACCATATATATTATTTATAGCACTTTGAAATACAGAATAATTAGAATCACCATTGATAGCATAATTCGCTATACTCACTTCATACATAAAATATAAATTTTGAGGTATGAAATTATCCACAAGTTGTTCACTTGAAATTGAATATGGAAACACTGGTGATATTGTAATTACTCCTATTGCATAATCAATAAATGCATTGTATAATATGTTTATTATTTCATTTAAATTATTTAATACTTCATCTCCATTATTTTGTATCAATGCATCAGCTGCATATGCAACTACATAATTATATTCTAATTGATATTTATCATCAAACATATTATATGGATTAAATAAATAATTAAATATTGTCGAAATGTATTGTGTCACATTTTTATTTGTAAAATTTGTGTTTTCTAAAAATGTTGATGCTGATAATATACCAGTAGGCGTAAAAAGTGCTAATATTTCATTTATTAACGTTACATCATTATTATAATTTGTTATTGATTCTGCAATTAATGGTTCTATTATATTTACCAAAGTATCTTCAGTCAAATATGAATTCACATTTAAAGTAGTTGTCCATATTATTCCATAAGTTGCCAATAATGCAATTACTTGCCCAATAGTTAATTGCTCATAAGTTGCTTGAATTTCTGGTAAATTAACCACTAAAAATAATCTATGTAACAAATCTCCAAATTTCTGGATTTTACATTTACTTTCCTTCCCAAAATCCAATCTATTGAAAAATTTTAAATTTTTCTCCTCCCTTGAAAAATTTGTATGTCTCCTATACACAGTTCTAAAAAAACTTATTTGTGGATTTCCAGATAAAAATGCATCTTCCATACCATATGCTGCCAACTGTAATATACCTGCTGTCATTTATATTATCTAAATATACTTATCCAATATATTTAAATATTTAAATCATATTTATCATCCAAATATACATAATTATATTTTAACCATAAATATATATCTAAAATTATATTTTAACCATAAGTATATGCTGTTCCAGCAAAACCATTAATAAACCTTAATATATTATGATTTCTTGTGTATATCCTAATTGTAATTGGTTGTATTGTTCCATCAGGCAATAATAATGAACTATCAACATATAAAAATAATTTAATGTCTGTCAATGTACTGAAATTAGCTGTTCCAGATGGTTGTGTTTCTTCAGGGAAAATGGCAAAAGAATAATTATTAATACCATCTGAAGGTGTTTTATTGTGAACCTCATATGGTTGAACATAATTAAAATAGTTACAATTTCTTCTCGATATTCTATCATATCCATTAAATTCCAATTTTGACTCATTTATTATATTACCAGTATTTTCAATTGTCAAACTATAATTATCATATCTCTGTTGAATATATCCATTTGCTGTTGTGACATATGCTTCTTGTTGTGCAACCCAAATTAATTCTTTTGATGGATGAACAAAATTCTTTAAAAATAATAAATTGTCTTGTTGTGTAATATTTGAAAATTCTAATATTTGAATTTGTTCTATTAAATATTCATGACTAGATGTTGCAAATCTTCTTCTTTCAGATTGATCAATAAATATATAATCAATCAATAATGTTGCAGTAATATCTATCCCTAACTCTGCTGGTACTTGTTGCAAAAATATACTATTGCCATTTGGTAAATATATTGTTTGATTCAATTCTATGTATGATACTTGTTCGATCTTCCTAAATGTAACATCAATTGTCACATCATGATATTGTAATGCAACAAGTGGTATTGATAAACCACTATGTGTGCAAAACCAAAATTGCAATGGAATTTTCAATATATATGATGGTTTTAAATTTCTATCAAAAGATGTCAATATTTCAACATTACCAATCATTTTATTGTATAAATTTTCTTTTGGTCTCTTTGCTGTTAATTCATGCCATATATTCAACCAATCACCATATTGTTTATCTATTTTATATCCTCCAATTTTAACATCAATTTCTTCTATTAATGCATACCCAACTTTATCCACCCATGCAAATTTTAAATATGGATTAATATTGTCAAAATAAATATTCTGAGTTTCCAATAAATATAACCTGAAATAATTTTGTAATTTTATCGATTTGTCAATCCCAACCACTAACATGTCATAAAATACATTTTTGTCTATTAGTGATGAATTTGCGTTAGCTATAGCCTGCATACTTACTTCATTATAAATATATGGTGGTACTTCGCCAGCTGGTAAAGCACCTGCTGCGTATAAATTTTGAAAAGCAATTACTGCTGGTTGATTTAAAATAGAATTAAATATAGCATTAATATTACTCGTCATCGTTGCAACTGCATTATTACCAGTCCAATTTGCAGCATTTTCTATATCAAATGCACTCACAAAAGCTTGACTATTCACTGACATAAAATTTGTAACTGTCTCATAATTATTTAATGCATTTGTATATTCTATTTCTCCATCTGTAAGTTGAATTGATGATAATAATCTTTGAAATTGAATCTGAGGTAAAACTATTTGTAAATATGTTTTATGCATTAAATCACCAATTTTTGGAATAGTAACCACTGATGTTGATCCAAAACCAACCGTATTATCAAAATTAACACTCACCGATTCCATTGCAAAATTAGTATGTCTTCTATATACAACTAAAAAAAAAGTAATTTCTGGCGTACCAGTCAAATATAAATCCTGACTGCCATATGTGACTATCTGTATTAACCCTCCAGCCATTTATATTATCCCACAATAAAAAAACTCGTCATTTTAAACAAGACTTGTAATAACATCATTTTATTATGCCACTTTCATATAAATAATTATACTTCTAATATTGCCATAAAATCAATCTGTGAATATTTTTAATGGTTCGTTTTTCAATTTTTTCATGAAATACTTATAAAAACTATGATATTTATCATATAACTTACAAAAAAATTGAAAAATAAAGTATATGAGATGTATAAACTATAATAAAGATTTAATATAAAATTATAAATATGTCAACAACTGAAAATACTACTGAAAACACTTGCGTCGAAACTCAAGAAACTCCTGAAACTCAACAAACACAAGAAATTGAATACGATCCAACCCAACTTTTTTCTCAAATTAGAAAAAGTAATGTTAGTTGGACTGAATACTCATCAAAAGCAAATTTTGCAAACTTGTTAATTGCATTCTTTTACACAGTACATAGAGAAAACTCTGACCAAAGCAGAGATTATCTTGCAGAATTATTGCAACCATTCCTCGGACAATTAGAATATGTTTTTCAAGAATATTACACACAAGAAGGAAGAAACGGGGATCTATTCTATGAAGTATTCTTTACCTCTCCAGAAAGAAGAAATAATAACAATAAACAAGAAATACAACTCAGAGAAGCAGCTAACAGAAAATTAGATGTTTTCTTGATGACTTTAATCAGAAGAGCAAGATACAATTTGAGATATTTGGAAAGAGGAGGTTCAGTTGGAGTAAACTGGGAATACCAAAATGATTTTTACCAAGATTTCAAAAAAGCTATTGATTTCCTTGGAGAACAAGAATTTGATGAAATCGAAAAAGAAGTCACCAACAGAAACGGAACAACATCAACAAAAACAATCAGAATCAGCAGAGAACCATTGTATGAAGGATTCAAGGTAAAACTTAGAGAATTCGATGAAGTGCGCAATGTTGAAAACTACAAAAGAAAAATCAGTTCTGCACAAGATGGCACTAGACAACCAAGACAACCAAGACAACCAAGAACTCAAAGAAATCCAAGAGACTCAAAAGAACCAAGAGAACCAAGAGAACCAAAAGAACCAAGAGAACCAAGAGAACCAAGAGGACCAAGAGAACCAAGAGAACCAAGAGAATCAAATAAATCCACAAAAATCAATGAACGTGATTTTCAACCATTGCCACAAAAAAAGAAAAGATCAGAAAATAAAACAACAAGTTCTCCAAAAAAAGAATCAACCAACATGTATTCAGATCTCGATCAACAAACAGTTCAAACTGAATAAACTTAATTTATCTCACCATTAATAAAATTTTTTATAAACTAATTATTTTATTTATATATTAACATAAATTAAATTATTTCAAATTCACATACTTGTTACTTGTCTCGAACCATGGCTTTGTACAATATAAACAATTTGCTGGTTTTACTTTTATCCACATTTTATAACATGCATCATGTATCTGTTTTCCACATGAATGTTTACAATAATCAAGTTCTTCACCATTGTCTAAATCATCTAAACACATAGGACATAAATCATTTGTATCTTTCTTCTCAATAATATTATTTATTCCATTTTTTAATTTTTCATATTTTATTTTAATATTCTGATTTGCCATTAAATCATTTTGTACCATCAACTGTTTAGCAAACATATTTCTTAAATTTGCTGTCGTAAAATTTTCTTTATCTTCACATTTCTCAGAAACCTTCATTATCCTTATCAATATAAAATATATATGTTTACATCTTGCATGTCTTGTCTGATAATCGGGACATGTACATTCTGGAATGTCCTTTATTGTAACATTGTATAAATTTCCTGTTGAACCCATAACAGCAAATTCTCTCATATTATCTGAAGTAATTGGTAGTATATCTATCAAATAAATCTTTTGATTAACTCCTCTCATTTTTCTTATAATACTCATCTATAATTCAATATTATAGATATGTATATAAGTTTTATTAATTTATTTTCAATTTTTTTATAAAGAATTTAGTAAATCAATATTAAACATTTTTTTTGTATCGTAATATTATAAATCATGACAAATAATTGTTTTTCTAATGAACACTTCGGTGGAGGTCACGGAGGAGGTGGCGGTCACGGAGGAGGCTCTTTTGGAGGAGGCTCGCATGGAGGATCTTTTGGTGGAGGCTCACATGGAGGATCTTTTGGAGGAGGATCTCATGGAGGATCTATTGGAGGAGGATCTCATGGAGGATCTATTGGTGGACATGCTGGTGGACATGCTGGTGGACATGCTGGTGGACATGCTGGTGGACATGGTGGTTATGGTCGTGGTGGTCGCGGTGGTTATGGTGGTCACGGTGGTTATGGTAATTATGGTGGTGGTGGATCTGGCTGGTGGGGCTGGTGGGACCCATATGATTGGTGGGGATGGTATGGATATCCATATTATGATATGGATTATGTGCCAGAAGTTGTAGATAATGTATATGTTCCAGCAGTAACTGTAGAAAATCCAGAAGAAAATTATTCAAATCATCCACAACGTCCAAAAAACTCTAATAAAATATTCATTAATATTTTGATATTTGTAATATTAGTTCTAATAATTCTTTTTTTTGTATATAAAAGATAAAAGATAAATTCAAATTTAAAAATAAAATTATTAATCAATAATTCTATTTTTTGATATAAAAATAATAAAAAATAAAAATAAATTATATAAATGACAATACTATTTGAAAAAGTTAAATACAAAAATAATAATTATGCAGTTATTAAACTGCAAACAAAAGATGGTAATTTACCTATTGTTATAGATTGGGAAGATATAAATATAATAAAAAATATTAATAATAAATGGAAATATACACCCAATAAATTTGTTTCATGCACTCACACATACAATGATGTTGATAAAGAAGTATTCATGCATGAAATTATCATGGCACTAAAACAAAAAACTAATAATGAAAAAACAGATAATAAATCGATCCTGCATATCAACAGAATAGGTCTTGACAATAGAAGAGAAAATTTAATCTATGATTATGCCGATAAAAATATCAATAAAAATAGTAGAAAAAAAAAGAGAACTATCGAATTACCAGATGATTGTGGAATTGATCCAAATGATATTCCAACATATGTTTGGTATCTGAAACCAAATGGATCTCATGGTGAACGATTCATGATAGATGTTCATGGTACAAGTTGGAAAACAACAAGTTCAAAAAAACTCTCTCTAAAATATAAATTAGAAGAAGCTAAATTATTTCTCAGAAAATTAAAAAATGAAAAACCACAACTATTCGAAAAATACTCAATGAATGGCGATTATAATAAATATGGTCATGAATTTGCCAATTCGTACTATGATATCATCCATAAAGCAGACTTTAAAAATATTCAAAGATATGAAGGTAACAATAATACAAATGATCTATTGAGAGCAGGTAATTTCAACAAAATGGAAAAACAACAAATTCAATATCTCAAAAATATTGATCTCATAAATAGCACTAATAAAAGAAGAATTATCACAAATCTACCAAAAAAATCAGGCCTCACTCCATCAGATCTACCAGATAATTGCTTTTATAGAGGGGCGTCAAGTAATAAAGGAGATTATTTTATTGTAAAACAAAATGATATTGTCTGGAAAACATCACGTTCAAATAATGTATCAACGATCGATAAATATAATGAAATGGTAGATTATATTAATGCATTAATTTAATGACCTTGTCTCTATGTATCCAATGGGACATGCCGTCTTTGGTCTATCCAGTAAACTATTATACCATAATTGTGGAACAAATATTTTTTTCTGTACTTGCACTTTAACTAATTTTTTCTTGTATGCTTGTTTTGTTATAATTGCTAATATCAACAATAATGAATTCATATATAAATATACCGCCAATAATACCACAACAATAAAAGCGAAATTATTCTTAAAAGTAAAATATAACCAACATAACAGTGTTGTTATTACTGCCAATCTAATTATAATTATTATTACCATATATGTTTTGTCATATGATGTACATAATGTCTTTGCTTCACTTAGTGATGGTATCAAAAAATCAATAGTACTAGGTTTATAATTTACACATTCCATAATATAATATATATATATTATATTTGATTTCAATATCGTCTTAATCAGAATAACTTAATGCTGCTAACCCATTACTTATTTTAAAAATATTATAAGAAAATGCAAACACTGTTAATTGTGTATCTATATTAAACAACCCATAATCAGATCCAACCCATATGTTCAAATAAACATTCTCAATTCTTGATAAATTTGCTGTTCCTGTTGGTTGATGTATTTCTGGTTTTAATGCAAAGGAATATACATTTATTCCATCTTTTGGAGTATTAGTGTGCACAAGTTCTGGTTGCAAATAATTAAAAAAATTACCAGTCCTCTTCACAACTCTATTATCATCATTAAATATTAATGATGCATATTGCACTATATTCATACTACCATCAATCAATAATCCATAATTTGAAAATATATTCACAAATACATCATTACTAGAACTTAATCTCGTGTCAATCATACTACTCACTGGAATACTAACATCACTAACACTTAAAGTTGACACTAAATCGCTTATTGTAATTGTAATATCACTTCCAACGAGTGCAACATCAATATTAGCACTTATTTCACCAGTTAAATTTACAGATCCACTTATCAATGAACTTAAGTTTATATACACCACATATGATGGATCATCAATTGTAACAATATAATTCCCATTTGATGATACGCCACTTGTCTCAAATAACTCCCAATCTCCTGTACTTGGTGGTAATGGCAATGGAGATGTTGCTAAATACACTAATATACTATTTGTTAAAATATTATTTGAACATGCCAATAAAATATTTGTCCAATCTTCTCTATTTGTATAACATAAAAATTGTTGACTACTAATATAATTTCCATTCTGAATTATCCATATTAACTCTTTGCATGGATAACTAAATGCTAATTGGTATTGATTAAAATAATTAGTTATAGCAAGAGAATCATTATATTGCGCTTGTTCAATCAAATACTCAGAACCTAATGTAGCAAATTTATCTCTTTCTTCATTGTCCAAATATATATAATCAACTACTACACTACATTCAACAATACTCAATGTGTTTATCTGAGATACAAACACACTATCATAAATTATTAAATTATTTACTGGATTCAATTGAACCTGAAATAATATTCTAGAATACTGAATTGCTATCAAAGGTAATGCTAAACCAAATCGATTGTTAAACCAAAATTTCATTGGTATCGTCAGTTCATACATCGGTTTAACAGCTGTATTGTAATCGGTCAATTCTGGTACATCCCCAATAAGTTTTTCATATCCAATTTCATGTCTACCAGTTCTTGCTAATTCGTACCACACATCTAACCATGTTCCCAAATGTCTGTCTATTCTTGCGCCACCAATATTCATCTCAATATTATTAATTATGGCATGACCAATTCTTCTTGTCCATGCAAAATTTGCACCATTTAATGGAGTCACACTGTTCAATATTACCCTTAAATACATTTTTGTTATTAAATCTCCATTCTTCGGAAGTTCAAATTTTGTACTCGTACCAAAATCAGTTAATTCAACTAATGCTAATTCAAATTGCTGAATCGAAAAATTTGTATATCTTCTGTAAACAGTCTTAAAATAAGTTATTTGTGGATTATATGTTAAATACATGTCCTGTGCCCCATATGCAACAATTTGAAGCATTCCTCCTGCCATTACTATATTAATATTATTTATAATATTAATATCCCTAAAATTATACACATTTTATTTTCTTGATTTTCTTGATTTTCTTGATTTCTTGGATTTCTTTGATTTCTTTGATTTCTTGGATTTTTTACTTTTTCTTGCTCTTGCTCTGCCCAATCCTCCTTTTTGTAATTTTTCCAAATATTTCAAACCAAATGCAAGATTTTTAATACCTTTAACTTCCTTCAATAATTCAGCTAATGACATTGATTTTTCATCTTTCTTTTCACCTTTAATTGTAATAAGAATAAATGTTTTTTTGTCAGCTGATTTAATGATATATTTTGATTTTTTGTCATCAATTTGTTCAAAATATTTAATATTTAATCCTTTTTCTCCATCAAAAATAGATTCTTCTTCTTTTGCAACTTTTCCATTATTTTTTGATTCATTCATAATGTGATGCATAAATTTTAATTCTCCTTTTTCTCCATCTCCTCCATTCATTATTGATAATTCAGCCATTTTATATAAGTTAAATAGATATTTTTTTTTCATAAAGTAAATAATTATTTTTCATTAACAAATCTATTTATTATATCCATCAATTTATCTATATCTTTCTCATTCACACATAAAATCTCCACCAAATACTTCTCATTCATAAATGGTAACATTATCCCAGTAATATTCCTCAATCTAAATGTACTCTCATATTTTCCATATCCAATCACATTTAACCATACACATATATCCTCATTTGTCCAAGTGCATATATTTCTTTTCATCCTATTTGTAAACTCATTAATTTCATTTAATTCAACAAAATTCATATCAATTTTATCTAATTTCACACTATTCATTAAATATCTTGATGATCTTTTTGATACTGATTTTACACCAATATTTTCAAATTGTATACTAGTTGCTAAATATTTTGATGATTTATGCGTTAATTTTTCGATGTCAGTTTTCTCCAATTTTACACTACTTGTCAAATTTCCGACACCAATAATTTTTTTGGATTTTTCCCATAATAATATCGGATCACGTATTATTTCTATCTCTTTAAAATACTCACTTAAATTAAAATTTGTCTTCTCATTTATCTGAAATTTCTTTTGGTGACATAATACATTCACTACAACATTATAAAATTTGTCAATCACATCATTATTAATGGATTCATCATTATATAATGGTATTTCATTCAACATATTAATATCTGCACTAAATATCCCAAAATATGGCAACACAAAATTATTAATATTTAACTCTTTTATTTTCTCACGATAATTCCTAAAATTAAATGAAGGATTAAATAATGTATCTATCAATCCTAATTTTATTTTTATATTTTTTGTAAATAAATACTTCAATCTACTTACGCATATCATATTAAATCCGGCATATATTGCATAACATGTATGAAAATTATTTATTTTTATACATTCACACATAACATTAATAAACCATTTTGCCATTTTTTTCTGTAATATCTTACTCTTCTCTTGTAAAATAATGTTCGGTATCCAATAACTTGTATTCTCAAAATTATTTATTATTTCATAAATATTTGGCGATAATACTTTATCATATTCTTTACATCTCATTAACATTTCCACATTTGTTATCTTATTGTATTTATTTGATACTTTTTTAGTCATCATAATTGCAATATCTTTTGGCGATACCTCAAATATATTTTTATTATTCATCAATGGTACATCAACTATTCTATAATTATTATTTAACTCCATCAATTTATTTCTCGCACCGTTATTCAATCTTAATAAATTATTTTCTAACTCTAATTTTACAAAATTTACACACGATTCAAATTTAATCTTTTTATTGATATTGTATCTTTTAATTAACTTTTCCAATTCATCAACGAGTATCATTGGATCTTTCTTAAATACATAAAACACAGTCAAATACTTTAATTGTTCTTCTCTATCATTGCAAACTAATATTCTCTTCATTTCTTCCATAAACATACTATTATTATTCAGTAGAATTATTTCCATCTATATTAATGTTCTATTATATTGAACTATTTAACATTTTACTTTTTCAACTTTTTTCATCAAAAAATCATTAGATAATTTTTCCACAAAAAAATGAAAATTACAAAGCTTGATATATCAAATAATATACATTCTATTCAATATATATGGATTTATTAGAAAAATACAGTTTAAATACAACAAATATTTTAGCAAATGAAAAATTAAAAATCAATGTAATATACATTTTGTCATACATTGATACACATGATTTCATTGATTTTAATAAAAAATTAATTTTAAATTTAGGTATGAATATGACGAAATATAAAAAATTAAATTATGATAATGTAAATCTAATAATAAATAATATTTTATCAAATAATATTGATTGTCTCGAAAGATTAAATTGCACAACAAAATTTCTTAATTCCACAACAATAAATCAAAATTTTTTGTCTGATTCATGCGGATTTGGTCAAAATATCGAAGAACATGATATTGAACAAAAAGTGTTAGAGTTAGTCGAAAATAATGATTCTAAAAAAATATTAATGATAATCAGAAATATGTTTCCATGGATAAAAACAAATGTTATCATGGATATTGTATCAAAATATGCAAAACACACAAATAATAATGAATTTAATTTGCCATTCCAAGAAATGAATATGCAATTAAATAATGATATTTTACAAAAACATTTAAAAGAAACCGGTGGACAAATTATAACAAGATTTCCACCAGAACCAAATGGTTATCTACACATTGGACATGCAAAGGCAATGTACATTAATTTTAGTTTTGCAAAAAGTCAAGGTGGTAAATGTTACTTGAGATTTGATGATACCAATCCATCAAAAGAAAAAGATGAATATATAAATTCAATACTTGAAGATGTCAATTGGTTAGGACATGAATGTTGCAAAATCACATACACATCAGATTATTTTGAAAAACTTTATGATTATGCAATTGAATTAATCAAAAGAGATAAAGCATATGTTTGTGAAGAAGACAGAGAAACAATGAATTATAATAGATATAATAAAATTGAGTCTAAACATAGAAATAGACCAATTGAAGAATCATTGCAATTATTTGATGATATGAGATCTGGAAAATATTCTCAAAATACTTTGACATTGAGAATGAAAGGTGATATGTCATCTGGAAATCCAAATATGAGAGATCATGTTGCATATAGGATATTAAATGAATCACATCCTAGAACTAAAAATAATTGGAAAATATATCCCACATATGACTATAGCCATTGCATTGTTGACAGTGTTGAAAATATAACTCATTCATTATGCTCCATGGAATATAAAACTAGAAACGAATCCTATAAATGGTTACTAAATACTTTGGAAATATATAGACCACCACAAATCGAATATACAAGATTAAATATTTCACATACTATTCTATCAAAAAGAAAATTAATAGAAATAGTAAAAAGTGAAATTGTCACTGGATGGGATGATCCCAGAATGCCCACAATCAAAGGATTAAAAAGAAGAGGATATACACCTGAAGCAATAAATAATTTCTGTGAAAAAATTGGAATTAATGTTGGTGGTGATAATAGTATGGTAAAATATGAATTATTAGAATCATGTGCCAGAGATCATTTAAATTTAATTGCACCAAGAATTATGGCTGTATTAAATCCATTGAAAGTAACTATAATAAATTTAAATGAAACAATAAATGTCACAGCAAAAGATTTTCCTAATAATAAAAATACAACAACAAGAATTATTGAATTTACAAATTATATATACATAGATAAATCTGACTTTATGATAAATGCACCAACTGACTATAAAAGATTAACAAATAATCCAAATATTTATACAAGATTAAAATATGGATTCCCAGTGAAATATTTAACACATTCAGAAGATGCGTATGGTAATCCAATAGAAATAATTGTTGAATATATTAATGATAATAATCTAAAAGTTAACGGTAATATCAATTGGGTTAATGTATATTCAATTGATATCAAAGTAAAAATTTATGATCATTTGTTCCCAAAAGAATATAATGATAATATAGATATGTTTTCACAATTGAATCTAAATTCAGTTACAACATTAAATAGCAAAATTGAAAGATTTAATTTTAAACATCATGATAAATTTCAATTTGAAAGATTAGGATATTTTGTCGTTGATCACGATTCAACCAATGAAAATTATATATTCAATAAAATAGTTGGTCTCAAATGAATTTAAAACAAATTAAATGAAACATCCAAAGAATATCTTTTTATAATTATTTTTTTATTATTAAAAACATATGCGTTTCTGCTTTTAAGAATTACAATAAAATAATTTTATTGTATTAGAATATATAATGTATAATTCAGCTAAATGCAATGAACATGTTTGTTATACAATAGGTGAAAGAGGACCAACTGGACCTATGGGTGAACGTGGATATTCTGGGGAAGATGGATCATGTGGACAAAGAGGTGAACGTGGACATACTGGACCAATTGGATATATGGGTCATACTGGACCATGTGGTCAAAGAGGTAATCGTGGTGAAATGGGATATCAGGGAAATGATGGACCTCAAGGAGATATTGGACCTACTGGACCAACTGGTTGTTATGGACCAAGAGGATCAAAAGGTGATACTGGAGTTACTGGATCCACTGGACCTACTGGTCGTCAAGGCGAAAGAGGATGCCAAGGTATTCAAGGAGTCACCGGACCTAGAGGATGTATTGGATTAATTGGACCAATTGGAGAACGTGGTGACAGAGGTTGCCCAGGACCACGTGGATATATCGGACAAACTGGACCTATTGGCCATAGAGGTTGTAGAGGAGATCACGGATTTACTGGACCTACCGGATTTACTGGACCTACTGGACATGAAGGACCAATTGGAATTGGTGCTACTGGACCTATTGGACCCACTGGACCTTCTGGTAATGGATGCACTGGACCGGTTGGTACTGGATGCACTGGACATACCGGACCAATTGGAAATATTGGACCCACTGGTGCAACTGGACCTATTGGACCAACTGGACTTCCAGGTTGTAATGGACATACTGGTCCAATTGGATGTCAAGGACCCATTGGAACACTAGGACCTACCGGATGTGAAGGACGTCGCGGTCATAGAGGTAGAACAGGAGCTCAAGGTGTAACTGGACCAATCGGAACTCAAGGTGCAACTGGACCTACTGGACGCAGAGGTAGATCAGGATGTATAGGTGCATTTGGACCAACCGGACCAACTGGAAATACTGGACCAACAGGCTCAACTGGAAATACTGGACCAACTGGTAATACTGGACCAACCGGAATTACTGGACCAACTGGTCGTCATGGTAATAATGGTTGTAACGGCAGAGATGGATGTAAAGGAGATACTGGGCCAACTGGACCAGCCGGAACACCTGGAGGTCCAACTGGTCCAACTGGTCCAACTGGATATACTGGACCAACAGGACCATCTGGAGGCCCAGCAGGACCAACTGGATATACTGGATATACTGGACCAACTGGACCAACTGGATATACTGGATATACTGGTCCAACTGGATATACTGGACCAGCAGGACCATCTGGTAATGGCGCAATAATTCAATATTCATCTGGATTGCCTGTTTCTCTCACATCAATATCAGAAGGTCTCGCAGGTATACCAGCATTTCTCGGATTCGGTGGTTCCGGAATGGGATTAACTAATTTGAATTCAACAATTGATTTGACCGGATCTTCTGGAGTACTACTTAATTTTGCATGGTC